AGTAATGCGGCCATTTAAGAAAATAAAAGAAACTTTTAAATCGGTAAAAGAAAAATTCACATCTGCCAAAAAAAGTAAGCCATCTGTAAAAGAAAGATTATCATCAATAGGTAAAACCATTGGCGATAAGGTTTCTCCTGTGTTTGAAAAATCAAAAGAGGTTTTTGGTAAAGCGAAGGATGTAGCATCTAACACCGTATCTTCATCAGTTGAAAAAGTAAAAGGGATATTATCATCAATAGGTAAATCTGTTGTTGATACGACTTCATCAAGTAAACCATCTTCAGAATTGACAGAAATGAAAAGCAAATATGGACTTCCCGCTATTTACAATTTAATAAATGATTTTAGAAATGAGCAATTTGAAATTGGTACTAAAACTTTTCAAGTTCTTAAATTAACCGGATATGAAAAAGATGGAGTTTCTAATATTAAATTGAAATTCAAAAAACGAGGTATTGCAAAGGTCTCCGGTGGGCTTACGGATTTGCTTAGTACTTTATTTGGAACAGCAAAAGATACGGGGATGGGCTTGATTTCAAAGATAACAGATTTTATAACTCCAGTAATAACGGGAGTTTTAGCGTCTTTTACCGCATCTTCTGTATTTGGTATGACAACTACAGCATTAGCAACTTCAATATTGGGTGTTGCGGGTACAGTTATTTCATCATTGGGCGCTGGGTGGTTTCTCGGAAAAGATATACAAAAAGGATTCTCAAAAGACGAAGCCGCAAGAATACATAATATTGATCCCGAAGATGTAACAACTTCTCACCGAGTAACTACTGGAATCGGAGAAACTTTATTTGGTAGTGAAAGCGGGTTGGCAGAAGGTGGAAAGCAAGCAACCAAATGGGCGGTAGCGGGGGCAATGATTGGGTCTGCTTTTCCTGTGGTTGGTACGGCGATTGGTGCCTTGCTTGGCGGAATTGCTGGATTTATTGGTGGATATTTTGGAGCCGGACCGGCAATGGCCCAATATATGCAAAAAACATGGGACGATTTGAAAGTAATTGCAGAATTTGCAAGTGAAAAGATTTGGGGTGGTATAACTTGGATATGGGATAGGCTTGGAGAACTTGGTACCGTTATTAAAGATTGGGGTATTGTCAAGTGGAATGAATTAAAAACAATTACAAGTTTTGTGGGTGAAACGATTTGGAATAGCATAACTTGGGTATGGGATAAGATTGCTGGACTTGGTACTTCTATTAAAGATTGGGTTGTTGGTAAATGGAATGAATTGAGTATAATTACAAGATTTGTAAGTGAAACAATAGTTGATGTAGTTATGTTTCCATTTGAAACAATAAAAAAAGCATTTACTTCTATAACCGAAAGTGTATCTCAAGTTTGGACTAATTTAAAAGAAAGTCTTCCATCTTTAGGTAGTTCAATTGTCGATATAGTTATGTGGCCATTTAAAAAGATGAAAGAAGTATTTGTATCCGTAAAAGAAAAATTTGCATCCGTAACCGAAAGTATATCAGAACTTTGGACTAATTTAAAAGAAGATTTTAAGGGCACAATTGTTGGAGCAATTAAATCGTTAATAATTTCAGTCAAAGAATCTTTTGTGAGTTTAATAAAAACAATTATTACAACTATTCCTAATATAGTAACAAATGCGGTTAAATCAATTAGTGGTTTTGCGGGTAAAATTTTAGATAAAGTAATGGGAAACAAAGCCCCAGTTGTAGATGTGGGTGATGATTTAAATAAAAAAGATGCTTCTTCGATTTCATTGTTTGATCGATTGTTTAAACCAAAGTATATGTATGAAACAAATGGTGAAAAAAAACCTACGGTTGTAGATGTTAATGAACTTTTAAATAAAAAAACAAATTTTTCTAATCCAGAAACTTATTCTCAACCGGAAGATTTTGTTCGAGGACATTCTCGTGCACAAGTAGAAACTCCAAATTATGTAATGAAAGATGGAAATTTTGGTTTGAATGAATCGGAATTGGTTTCGAAATTGACACAGGACTCTACAATACCTCGCCGTACGGAAGCGATTGAAGTTTCGGATGGTATGGGTGTAACTCAAGAAAAACTTGTCGGTACGGCGGTTGCAAACGAGATAGGAAAACAAGAGGCCGCTCTTAGTTCGGTGAAGAATGGATTAGATGATATTGCAGATAGACAAGATCAAGGATCACAAGTTCAAATTGCAACAATGAAATCTATAACATCAAATACAATTACAACGTTATCATCCTTGGCTAATAATATATCTGGAGGGAGTGGAACAAGAAGTGAAAGAAGTTTGGATGATACTGGAGATTTATTATTCTTTTCAGATTTTAGAGTATAAAAATCGAGAAAAAAATCTAATGGTCATTTCTAATACTATAATTAGTTTGGAGATGACCTTAGGAATCACCTCCAAACATAACTTTCTAACACCAGTTTGCTACCAGCTTGTCTTTCAAAACAAGCGATTGCATAATAAGCCACCTTTCAGCATCGAATTATTGGTTACGTATTATTAAAATAGTATCAATTATAACAATTCATAATTTAATATATATAATCAAATCTCAATTATTGGAGTGATTAATGAACAATATTGTAGCACAAAATAAATCAACTTCAGATTCCAATTCTGGTAATACCACAAACAATGATACTGCGTCGTTCAAAAAAACAACAACGAGATCTCCAGGATCAATAATTGGGTTACCTCCTCAGTTTGAATTTGAACCTCAAAGTAAGAATGAATTATATACCATTGCATCTATGCCAATTTGTAGAATATATCCAGCGGTAGCTTCTGCTTCGGGTCAGGATTCTGAAGGGTTGCATATTTATTCTTTAAATACAAACGCGGGAATTGCTAAATGGGCAGATATTTTAAAAACTACAAATCTTGGAATAACAAATCCTGGATCGTATCTCGATATTGCTTATTTACATGAAACTTCAATATCCGAAACATTTAGTAATGAGTATGGTAATTCGAAATTTGAAGAATTTGGAAACATGGGATCAGGAGCGATTTCCGAATTACGACAAATTACGGGATCGAAAACTGCACAGGAGGCATTTGGAAAAATTGGAAAAGAATTGGGAAATATTCCCGCAATTGGTGGGTTGTTACAAACGGGGGCTAGTATTGGAGCCGGGGCAACTGGGATAGTTGAAAAGGGATTGAAGTCAACTGGTTTAGGATTAGAAAAACTGTTATCGGGTTCCAGAGTTGATTTTCCTCAAATTTGGAAAAACTCATCTTATCAATCTAATTATTCAATTACTTGCAGATTATATAATCCTGCGCCAAATAGTCTCAAATTATATAGAGAACGTATTCTAATTCCAATGGCTAAAGTTTTATCATTTGTTATACCTCAATCTGATAAAGAAGCTATAACATATTACGTTCCTTTGTTATGCAAAGTTAAATGTCCAGGGTTATGGGAAATTAGAGGTGGGTTTATATCCTCAGTGGAAGTTATTAAGGGTGGTGAAGCAAATGATGTATCTTTTAAACAAAGACCTGGAGTTGTTGATTTAAGAATTTCGTTTGGTGAATTATATGGTGTTGTAACGACAAGTACAGGAATAGATAATTCTTATGCGGATCGTCCTACATTGGGAAGATATCTTAATATTCTTAATCAATCTGCTTTGGGAGAAGGTCTTGATTTTACTGCTTCTCCAGATGATGATTTTTCAACAAATTCAACTTCAAACAGCATACCATATTCCCAAAATTCAAATAAGTTAGGATCCACAGTTCTTGCAAATTCCCGAATTAGTATTGATAAACTAAATGTAGTAAAACAACTTGGAGATAAACTTAAAAATCCATCAATTTTAAGTAACATTGAAACTCTGAAAGGATATGGGTCAACATTATCCAATAAGTTATCAAATAGTGCAATCGCTTCTGTTGGAGATAGTAATGTTTCAAAATTAATTCTTGCTGGAGTTGGTTTGGGAGTGAATTCTGTAATTGAAAGTAATTTAGATACAATGGTTACCGATGCAGAAACAAATTCTATTCTGGGAAAACTTAATACTCAAGTAGGTGAAGATTCCGCCAAGAGTTTAGCTCGTGCATGTGTTAGTATATCAAATTCATCAATTATGTTAAATGGAAACGAGGCTCTTGCTAATCATTTATTAAATATTTCAGATATTGAAGGTGGGATTGTTACAACAGAAATAACAAATATAAATACTACTTTAACAGGTATGAATCCAACAATTTCAAAAAATACAGGAACCAATTTATCAAGTTCGATATCCGGAATAAATTCAGGATTAATTGCTCAGGCATTATCCGAAGGTAGATTGGGTAAAACTGGAAAAGTACCAATTGATTTAGTGAAAGTATCATTGGTTGATAATAATTCATTAAAAAATAATATATCTGATATATCTCAAGCTGATGGTGGGAGTAATACCGCATTAATAGAATTGGTCCAAATGATAATGAAACTATTAACTGGATTTGAAGCAACTAGAAGTTCTAATCCTGGTGAATTGCTTGGATTATCACCTTCACCAACTACTGGTTTGAGAGATACGGATGTAACTCAACCGGATACTTTATTAGTTGATGGTGGGGTGAGTGATTTGAATGCAAATTTAATGATAGATTCTTCCAATTCATTTAAATCGGTTGTTAATACAGTTGGGAATAATTATGCTAATGATTTAATATCCTTAATTAAAGCAAAACAACAGTATGATGAGTCTCCTGCAACAGATGAATTATATTCAAATCTTGAATCTCAACGTAGTTTATTTGTTATTACTTCGAATAAGGTTAGTTCTGGTTTTTATGGAGATATTGTTAAATCTAATTCCTTAAATGAAATTTTAGAATTGATGAATGGGAATTTATCAGAATCACAATCTTCTGGTTTAATGGATGCAGTGGCAGATACTTATGTTGAAAAATCAAACGCGATGGGTGGTTTGGTTGTTAGTTTGGGATTAGTATTGATTGCAGCGAGTGGTGCGGATGCAAGTGTAAAAGCTGGCATTCAAGCAAATATAGATGCAGCAACCGATGCGCAAACTGATTTTAGTGATATGGCAACAACTCTTAGAGCTAATGCAACCGCGATTGAAATTGAGATTTAAATATATTAATCTTAATCGAACTAATGTCCAACTCAAGTTATCAAATAATGAGTTGGACATTTTTTCACGGGTTGGGTTTTGTAACTTTCAGTAATTTATATGTATAGTCAAATTGCTTGATTTTACGTCAAAAAAATCCGTATTTGACTATATATATTAAAACATGTAAGGATAGTTGTATACGGCAATTTATCCATACACAACCTCTTAGTATGAACGGAGCATTATTATGTCAAAATTCAAATCGGCAATGGTATTTGGTAGCATGAATGCGGCAGCAGAAATCGCCAAAATTTTAAAAATAGAAAATATAAGTTGTTTTCCTTGGAACGACGACTTGAAAATGTATCATATTTCGAAATGTTTGTGTATTTCGGAAGAAACAGCTTTAAAATATGCAAGGTTTACACATTGTGGGTCTGGTTATTATGCGCTTATACCCGAAATTTTAAATGAAAATGTGGTGATGTATAACAAACGGGAAACTCTAGAAATATTAAATGCGACTTTTGATGAAGTTGATAGTAAACTCGTTGAAGATCTTTCAAGAATTTTGGAAGAGTTTGTTGGAGTTAAAATCGATGGGCAACCGATGTATAATTGTGCCGAAATCATTACCAATTTATGTGAAGACTTGGCCAGGGAAAGCCGAATTGATAAAAAAGTTGACAATTGGATGTTTGGAATTGGTATGACAGATATTATAGCAAGCGGTGCAGTAATAGAGGGTATAAAAATGCAAATAATAAGATCTAAACCAGAGGATCCAGATGTAACTACACTCAAACTGTTTGTGTGGGATGGATCGGAAAAAGCGAGGCTGGAAATAGAGGAAAATTTTCAAAATCGTGGATATGCGTTAAAAGTTATTGTTAATGAGGAGAATGAACTTCGAATTGTTTTCAATAGTCCAGATATTAAAGCTTCTTCCAAACTAAAACTTGGACAGTATTTGGTTGAAACAAAGGATGGGGGATGTTTTTGGAACTACTATTCCAAAGAAGATAACGCCAAGGATTGGGATCATTTAGATTTTCCAGCCCCTTGGTAACTCTTATATTAAACTCGGCTTACAATCTTCCTTTGTGAGTCGAGTTTGTCCAGTCCAAAGATGATTATTTTTGTTTGGAATTTTTAATCGGATTAACTATATATATTAAACAATGTAAAAGTTGTTAAACGACAATTTAATTTTAAACATTGGAGAGTACAAAATGATAAACCGTACATTGAGGTTCGCGTGTGAATGTGCAATGGATGAATTCATGCGAAACGGAAAAACCCCAATGGGTGTAATTGTACATTCGAATAATTGGGGATTTGAGTTTTTTACTATCCGGGATGTTGATAACTTGAATGGTCCGGATGAAAGAGAACTTATCATGGGAATGGTATATGACGTTAATAAAAATGGGTTTGGTAGATTTGCGCCATCCTCATTTGAAGAGGTTACCGCCTGTGCCAAGAAGTTAGCAAGATCTTTAATTAGAAAAATAAAACCAAAAATTGGCATCCCCGCCGTTTAATTATACGTTGAACGGCAAGGATACAAATTTTTAAAATTGAACTTATGGGGCTTTTTGAATTCACCGTTTAAACAAAGCATATTGAAGATATTAGAACTTTGTTTGAATTTGGAAAGCCTCATTTAAAATTAAATTGAAAGGATTCAAAATGATTATTCTTAAATTAGTTGGTATTATTTTATTCTTTATTTTTGGGTTTGTACCATTGAGTTTGGGATTTACTTTTGGTTTTTTAAAGGATTCATTTCTTAGTGGGATAATTTGGGGAGAGTTGTTATATAGTAAAATATACAATAATTTGTTTTCAGATACTATCGATTATTAAAATTCCCAATTTTTTTATTATTTTATTTATAAACCAAATTAAGAGGAGAAATAAAATGTCAAATTGGTTACAAACCTTAGTGAAGTGTTTACGTCAAAAATCAAATAATATTCCTCCAACCGATGAAATAACATTTCCATTAACAGAAGGTGGTAAGAAAACAATAATAAAAGGAGCAAGGGAAATATCGAAAATAAAATCCAACTCTCCACCGGGTGCAGGTACACATCAAGAACAAAAAATAAGCGTGAAAATGTCCAAAAATGAAAATAAATATATTGATTTGTATTTACCCAAAGTAGAACATACGCCCCCAATGCCTCCTTGCAAGCCACCAAAACCCGACAATGAAGAAGATGTTTCAATTCATACATTTACAAAAATTCCAATTTGTGTAAATGGAAAAGATGATAAATTTTGTGATATGAATTGTCCTCATTTAAGAGATTTGGAATACGGATTGTGTAGTGTGTTTGGTAAATTGATTTTTGAAAACGGTGAATTTAGGAGGAATGTTATGTGTCGAATGGGACAAATTGGAATTAAGTGAGATATTAAATTTTTAAAGGAAAATTCAAAATGAAATTTAAAGATGAAATATCCGAGTATATAGAAATATTGTACCAAACGGATATGAAAAGGTATGGAAAATTTTATAAAAAATATTTACCGATTAAGAAACATAGGCTTGATCAGCAAACTCATAGACTCACCGATGAAGAATGGTTTGAAATATACAAATCCGAAAAAATTCATAAAAAGTTAAAAAAATTAAAACGAAAGAAAATTAAATTGAAATATTTTTTACTTATATTAAAACATAAATGGTTTGTTTTTATTGCTGGATTAAAAATAAAAGCACCCATTTGGAGATTGATAACTCATGATTTATCCAAGTTTTCTCCAAAAGAATTTCCTTATTACAACAACCGTTTTTTTGGAGATGAAAAAGCATGTGATGAGTTTGAAAAGGCAGCATGGGATCATCATAAAGAAAATAATGATCATCATTTGGAATCGTGGATTCTGACACCCCACCGCTTTGCGGGTAAAAGTTATAAACCAAAAACACGCGAAATGTCAAATGGTGCAGTGTTGGAAATGATTGCAGATTGGATTGCCGGGAGCCGTATGTATGAAGGAGAGTGGCCGTATGATTATTGGCCATGGTTAGATGAAAAATTACCAAATATATTATCAACAGTACATCCATCCACAAGTAAAAAAATACTGGAAATCTTAAAAGTAAATAACTTGATGACTTTATATATGAGAACATATATTAAAACAATGGAGAAAAAATAAATTGAAAACGATAAGTTTGAAAGAATTTGAAATAATTAAAAGTAAATCTCTTAATAAATGGAACACTGGAATTCATCAGACTAAAGAATCGTTTTATAGTTGGTGGGATGGAGATGGTAGCCTTAGGTGTTCTTTTTGTGATAGATTTAAATGCAAAGAATATACAGAGTATCTCCCCCCCGTTTGTCCCCTTGATTGTATTGTTCGCTGTGCAATCGAATGGGAAAAAATTTATATAATAATGAAGACTTATTATCGCTCTTCTGATTATATTATTAATGAATTGCATTATGCAGAGATAATGAAACAATGCCAACTATTATTCGATAAAATTGTTGCTACCAAATATGATCCCAAATGGGAAAATCGTTAAATCAAGGAAAATCAAAATGACAATAAAAGAACAGATAAATGAATTAAGAGAAAAAATTAGAAAATATGATTATGATTATTATGTCCGAGTAGAATACGAAGTTTTAGATTCCCATTACGACGAAACGATTCGTGAGTTAATAAAATTAGAGGAGAAATACCCCCAATACAAAAGTGAAAATAGTCCAACCGTTAGAGTTGGTAGTGATTTATCAAATAAGTTTAATACAATAAACCATAAAATACCAATGTTAAGTATATCAAATACTTATAGTCAGAAAGAAATAATTGATTTTGATGTTAGATGTAAAAAATTATTGGGGGTTGAACAGTTAAAGTATGTGGTAGAATCAAAAATTGATGGTTTGGCTTTATCTATTATATACATTGATGGTTATTTGCATAGCGCAAGTACAAGAGGAGATGGTCAAAAGGGAGAAGATGTTACAAGTAACGCTCGTACTATAAAATCTATTCCCTTACGTATACCCGAAACTGGAAGGTGTGAAGTCCGGGGTGAAGTATATATATCTCCTTTTGATTTAAAAGAATTAAATGATCAAAGAATTGAACAAGGCAAAAAACCGTTTTCAAATACGAGAAATGCGGCTGCGGGATCTCTCAAATTATTAAAGTCTTCAGTTGTTGCAGAAAGACCATTAAATTTTATTGGTTACTGGTTAAAAATGGATGATTATGAAATCCCATCTCAAACAGAAGCATTGTATATATTAAGAACTCAATTTAGTTTTAATACAGGCAACTCATTTGAATGTCCAACTATTTCTAGTGTGTTTGATTTTGCAAAAATAGTGTTGGAACACAGATATCAATACAATTTTGATATTGATGGAATTGTTATTAAAGTTGACAATCAAGAATATTCAAAAAAATTGGGATTTACCTCAAAAAGTCCTCGTGGAGTAATTGCATTTAAATTCAAAGCAATGCAAGTTTTGACTATATGCGAGGATATAACATTTCAGGTAGGAAGAACTGGAACAATTACACCCGTAGCAGAATTAACTCCAACATCTCTTGCGGGGTCTATAATTAGTAGAGCGACTCTTCATAACGAACAAGAAATTGAACGTTTAAATCTTCGAATTGGAGATACGGTAATTCTTACAAAAGGTGGAGATGTTATTCCAAAAATAACGGGTATTGTTGAAGAAAAAAGACCAGATGATTCAAAACCATTTGAGTTTGTTGACGAATGTCCCTCCTGTGGATCCCCGCTTTTTCGAGATGATAAAGTAGCCGTCAAGTGTATTAACCCCGCCTGTCCGGCTCAATTGACACGAACAATTATGCATGTTGCATCCAGAAGTGGTTATGATATTAAAGGATTGGGTACTGAGGTTATAATGCAATTAGTAAAAAAGAAGTTGGTGGAGAATTGTGCTGATTTGTTTATATTGAATGCAGATAAACTTGGACAATTGGATAGAATGGGAGAAAAGAGTATAAATAATATATTGACTTCCATTGAAAAAAGTAAAAACGAATGTGAATTCAAAGACGTGATATATGGGTTATGTATTCCAAATGTAGGATCAAATGTATCTGGTTTATTAGCAACTCATTTTGAAACAATGGAAAATATCATGGATGCAAGCGAAGAGGACTTTTCGGCTTTAGATGAAGTTGGAAATATAATCGCTTATAGTATAACTACATTTTTAGATTACTATCCAAATTTGGAAATTATAAAACGTCTTGAGGAATATGGATTACCGATGAAAATAGTAAAAGATAAAAACCAACAAATTACATTATCGGGAAAAATCTTTGTAATTACGGGAACCTTGGAAAAAATGAGTAGAGTGGATGCATCCAATAAAATAAAAAAATTGGGAGGCAAAGTTTCTTCTTCGGTTTCCAAGAAAGTAGATTATGTTTTGGTTGGGAAAAAAGCAGGATCCAAGCAAAAGAAAGCAGTTGATTTGGGACTTAATATCATAACCGAATCTGAATTCGAAGAACTCATTCAATGAAATTGAGAAATCAATGACCGAAAAAGAATATGACCAATTGGCAATGGAAATGATAGAAGCGTATTCGTTTCCTGTTAACCTAAGTAATGATGAAATTGATGTTTGGTGGCATAATATGTGGGCAAATCCTTGTTTCTTTTGTAAAGAAATAAAATGCGAGGAATGCCCACTTCCTCATGAACCCGAAAAATGTTCCACTTTATGGGAATCTTTAGTCGATGAAATATATGATGAAAATTACGATGAATTTAAAATAATAATTAAATTGTTTATAGAATCTATTAAAAAAACAATCAATGATAAGAAGTTACTTTCTTCATACAATTTAAAATTTGAGGATGAGGTTATAACTAAAATTAAACAATTTTCGAGTTGTATGAATCGAATGATTTCAAAAAGGAAGAGTGATCATGATGACTATAGATGAAATTTTAGTGAAAAAGATTTGAAAGGTGCAGATTTAAGAAAAATTGACTTTTCCAGATCAAATTTGTCAGATATTGATTTTTCGGGTATGGATCTTTCGGGTGCTGATTTTAGATTTTGCATTATGAAAAATTGTGATTTTAGAAAAACGATTTTGAAGGGAACCAAATTGAGTGGTGCAAAATTAGAAAATGCGAATTTTAAAGATATGGATTTGAGGGCAAGAGATCTTAGATATATAACTTTGAAAAATGCAAACTTGGAAAATTGTAAGTTGATGAGAACTCAATTACATGATTCAGATTTAAGTAGTGCATTTTTGAAAAATGCAAATTTATCAAATGCAAATTTAACCTACTCTCATTTGAATAATGCAGATCTTACAGATGCAATCTTCAAAAATTCAATAATTACTAACAGAACCTGCTTCAAAAAGACCACATATAGAAAAAAAGACCCCATAGACACAAATGACGAACTTGGGGTATTAACCGATACTCGAATTATCAACACCACGCCTGTACAAGCAGTAATTGACCCAAATTATAAATCAAAAAAATTTTAATAAAAATCGAAGGTGTATTATGATTACGTTAAAACTTATATTTTCAAATCCTCTCCTTGTTTGTTTTTGTATTGTACTTAGTTGGTTACTAAACGCTTTTATTGACGCCATCGCGTTTGGGGGGAGGGATAGACGATTAAAAGAGTTATGGCATCTCGTCAAATTTATTTCGTATGGTATACCATATGCGATTATCTTAATTAATATTTCTATTAAATGGTATTGGTTTGCAATGTTGATACTTATTTTGTTTTTAATTCATGAAGTTTCTTATTTATTCTTTAGACAACAACATGTTTGGAAACTTGATGAAAGATTCAAGTGTCGGTTCATTCGATTTATATGGAGACTAAAAAGATAAGGTGATATGATGGAAAATAAAATAAAAATAGTACAGGAAATAGTCGAATATCCAGATATTAAATTTGTAAAACAATGGGATGAAACAAACAAAACACAAATGTTGTTAGAGGAGGTATTGTATGGTACGGGGTTATCAATTGAAATAGATATATATGGAGATTTGATAATATCAAAACAGTATTGTTTACATATAACTCTTTCTCCCACAGATTACTTTACCATAAATAGTTATGGTATGTACGGCAAAATAACCAAAGAAGAATTTGATAAAAAATATAAGATTAAAACGAAAGAAAAATAAAATGTCGGAAGAACGAAATATTGTATATAAATTGGTTGCAAAGCCAGCAATAAAATATGTGATTCAATGGGATGGATTGTTAAAAACAATGGATATAATATCTTGTTTATTTAGTGATAGCAATGCAACGTTTGACATGCGAGATGATAATGAATTGGTGATATTTAAAAGTGGTTGCTGGGTTATGAATCTTTCTTTTGGTAATTATTTCACTGTAGATATTTATGGTAACTACGGTCAAATGACAGAGAGAAAATTCAATTCCGAATATAAATTTGCAACAAACTAAAAAGAAATGAGTAAAGGATGAAATATCTAAAAACCGGATAAATCGTTGATGTACTTGAAGAATTAGAAGGTGGTGGTTTCTTAGTTCAAAATCGATATGTTAGATATGATACAGCGTCTGATCCCGTCAAATTTTCTGACGGTACACCATTTTATGTTGAAGCAGTGTATGATAACATTGCTACTCTTGAATGGGATACAAAAGTCGAAGATTTGAACCATGATATTAAAAATACAAAGAAAAAACTTGTCCGAAATAATAAAAAGAACAAGCGAAGAAGAGATGAGACAAATTAAACTTTTCAATAAATTTTTCATGTATGAAGGAGTATCTACTTTATTGGAGTTTTTGGATGGTAAATTTACCCATTATGTTGCATTGGATTGTAATGGTATACCAGGAAGGATAGCTGAATTAAAATACAAGTATCACATGTTAAAATTTTGTTATAAAGAGAATGTTCTATCAGTCGAATTAACCATGGGAAGGGGTGGGTGTGATATAGGAAAAATATTACTATTTCATTCTGCCGAGGAAGCAAAAAAAGAAATATCAAAATATATCATAAAAGAATTGGAACTTGGTAAACATGATAGCCGCATGCTTTCTATAGCAAAGAGTTACAAAATACAACTTCCATTAGAAGCAATTGAAACTCAACGAAAACGTAAAATAGAAAATTTAAATTCCAGAAAAAAACAATGGGAGGAGGAGTTACTCGTTTTAAATGATGAATATGTTAAAATTGAATCTGAGTATCAATCATCTTTAAAAGAAAATCTTCTTTCTCAATCAAATGAACAGAAGGATAGTGAATGATCCAAAAATGTTAAAATTTATCGATGGAAATATAAATCAAACCATCTCACCAAACTATTATTCTAAAACATATGGAGAAAATACATACGAGATGATGACACAAGAACAAGTAAATGAAATATATGATCTTCATACCACGTGGTTGAATGATAGGAAAACTGGAAAACCTGCAGATTTTAGTAACAAGACAATAAACCATCTCGATTTTTCGGGGAAAGATTTTTCATATGCAAATTTTTATAGAGCGGAAATGAATGGAATCAATTTTGAAAATTCAATTCTGAAAAACACAAATTTTGAAATAACCATATTAACAAATTGTAATTTTGAATTTGCACAATTAAACAGCTCTAATTTTAAGGATAGTGAAGTATCAAAATGTATCTTTGCAAATGCAAATCTTACTATGGGCAATTTCAAACAATCATTTGTCGAATTTGTAGATTTCGACTCTGCTGATCTAACATTTGCAGATTTTGAAAATGGTTCTTTTAAAAGGACAAATCTTAGAGATGCGAATTGTTTTAAAACATCCTTTATAAACACCGAATTTTGGCAAATGGATTTTGACGGAGTGAAGTTTAATAATTGTTTTCTTAAAGATGCATATTTTAATCCAGGTAATGATTTTAATCGCGTTGAGTTTAAAAACTCAAATCTTGAAAATGCAACAATTGATGAATTTGAGTTTTCGAATGTAGATTTTTCATATTCAAATTTGAGTGGGATAAATTTTGAAGGTTCTGGATTTGTTGCATGTGATTTTACAAATTCAATTTTACGAAATGCAAATCTATCTCATGCGGAATTTCAAGGTGATGAGATGTTAAATACAGATCTCACAAATGCAAATGTTCAAAATTCCAAATTTATTGGCGAAGATTTTTCGACTGCAACTCTTGAAAATATAAGGTGTGATAGTACTGAATTTTTGGAAAGTACTTTCAATGGAACAAATCTTACGAATTCGGATCTTCGATGTAGTAATTTTTCGAATTCGAGTTTTAAAGGAGCAAACCTTTCAAGAACAGTTTGGGCACATAGTAATTTTGAAGGTTGCAACTTCACGAATGCAATTCTCGATGGTGCAAATTTATCAAATGCAAATCTAAAGAATGTAATTTTAATTATTCCATCTAACAACTCACATAAACATAACCATCCAAATTTAATCTAACAATATTTATTAACGTGAAAATAAGTCTCTCAAGTTATTATTCCACACATTGAGAGACTTATTTTTTTTTCTACATATTTTACAAATATTAACAAATACGATTACGAATATATATTGAGATATAATTAAATAATAATAAAACTCTTTGTGTCTCATATATAGTATTGTATTGATAGGCATCCGGTAATGAATTTATTAACTTTAACATTTCCTCTTTTATTTCATATCTATTTACTTTAACTTTTGCATTGATTTTTCTCAATAGAGATAGTCTTTTACTTTCTTTACAAAAGTCAGTCAGAGGAGCAACATGACCAAATAAAACAATAACAAATTTGAGGGATTCTCTAAATTCAGAAGAAGAGAGATTTGTGATAATATCTATTCCTGCTTCCTTTCTAATTCCAGATTTAGTAATAGCTTGACTTAATGCAGATTTATCAATATTTCTAAACGTACAAATTTGTTGAGATATTCTATCCGCAATTAATTGTACTTTATTTTTAGATTGATCTTCATCTGTTGATTTAACTCCAACTTTTCTTTCTTCGGATAATCTATAATATATATTGGCAAAGGATTTGAGTGATTGAGACAATCTATTTCTCATAGCATTCACGCCATATTTAACCAATTGTTCATCTGTCAAATCATCGTGTTTGAAATATCTCCCAATACGTTTGAATTCTGAGTTTGCAACATGAGATACCGCGGACGATATTCCACCTTTCATTTTATATAAGTGTTTATATGATAATTCTTCCATTACCAATAAGAATATATCTTCATTACAATACTTACTAAAATATCTAAACATCAAACTAGATTGGAATTTTAATGCTAGAAAAACATAAAACAATCTGGATAATTCTTCTTTACCTTCTCGCGCAAAATATAAAGCCGCGATTAAAAATAATAAATTATGTTTACTATTGAATACAAGAAATGATTTATATTTTGGAGATATGTTTACATCTCTAAATTTTTTAATTTCTGAATCTGGTAAATCGAGTAATTTTTTAAGATCTTCATAATATTTAATGAATTGACCATAGTAACATGGTTTGGTTAAATTAGTTATTTCTTTTCCAATTGAAGTCGTAACGTATTTCTGCAAATTATAATTAAATTTTAATTCAGGAACATAAGTAATTTTTCTCATTATCTTTTAGATTATCCTCCTTATCTCAATTCAATTGTTATACTGCTTGTATCAAAATAAACAAGTTGTGGAGAATAAACCAACAAATCGGATCGTTCAAAATCTGCATTAATATCATATGAAAAGAAAATATCATGTGTTGGATTTTGTATTTCACAATGAGATACGCCACTAATTTCTTGAACAACTCTAATTATTTCAGATTGATAAATTGATATATCATAACCAAATCTTGACATAAAATGATCTACAAGAGCATCTTTTATCATATCAACCAAAACTTGAGAATTATAACTAATCGCATCATCTTTCCATACTACAATTTTTATTTCAAATGGAATGGTATTTGTATCCATTCTAACCATAACCTTGCCATTATATATTAATTTAATTGCCTCGTCCGTTATATAAATTATATCATTTGTTTTCAAATACTCATATACGTATTTTGTATTTGAAAGATCATATGATGCTATAAATGGAGAAGTAAGATCCCATGGGTTTACATCTGAAGTTACCAAATATCTTCTTCCTGAAACAGGAGGTGAAGGTAATGCCTCGGGAATTTGTCGAGTATATGCCGCAGTCTTTGTAACTGGATTATAATTCATATTAGTCAACATACCGGTCGTATTAGAGAATTTCAAATTTACAAAATCGGTAAGCATTTTATATTGCATAATATCAAAAGAAACAATTTTCTGTAAAACATTTAAGGTAAAATCATTACTTTCAACCAAATCATAATAATCTTTCTTTATTGTAGGAACATCATACACTACTGCAAGCAAAGATGTTCCAACAGTTGAAGTCTTTACTTGGCTATACATGAATTCACTCAAATCACGTTTGATAACAATTTCTGCTTGAGAATCTACATAAAAATGAGTTGCGTCTTGTCTCATACTAAAATTAAAAGTTTGATCATCATCTGGGATATCACTTAATAACATATCATATGTAAAATATTTACCAACATAATTATGAGTCATTGTGTATAATGTAGTATCGAATGATGAAGAAACAACCGCCTGCATTGACGAATAATCTCCAGTTTGTACTTGTTGATAGTATAAATAAATACGCACATAATCCGTAACCGAGGACCCCGTAGAAACAACATTAAAATTCGAATAGGTTGGAAGAACTTCGGTAATTGTTGTATACGTTCTTAGTATTGTGAGCGCAACATTTGTATCTTTGATAACATAATAATAATTTGATTCTTTAACCAACACATCAACATCTATATCAAACAAACTATAATAATCTTCTCCATCTATTGTTATTGTATCATTTGCATGAATTTGATAATTCGCACTGCTATCCAAACTCCAAACCGCATTTCTAGTTGGGACTACAACATTTTCAAATATCATATCTGTAAAAAGGGCAATTTCACTATTTTTAATATCTGATTGTTTAAGTACATAAGTTGAATGTTGTACGGGTAAATCATCAACTATACTATCTATATTTTGATAATCCCATTCACTAACAATTCTTTTTGAAGCGGAAACATTTAACATTGCACCCGATCTAATTTCATTGAGAGAGGGGAAATCAAGTCCACCGGTTGCGGGGGAAGTGTTTATTACATCTAACTTTATTGGTTTAAGTACGGGTGTTCCAGATCCATCATCACTCTGACTAAATAAACGAGCAGCCGAGGTTATCGATCCAGAAATAACATTACCATCAAATCCTGAAGTTGTTCCAATATCAACAGTAATAATATCTCCAGACTTTGGTTGTTTTCCAATTACATCATTTCCAAAAAATAATTGTATCCCATTTTCTTTTGCTCTATATGTATACCCCGGTGATTTAGCTGGAATTAAAAATAAAGAATCGTAATTTTTCCAAAGCGTACCATTTATTGATACATCCAAACTTGACAAACTTCCTTCGAATTCACAATTGACATTATAAAATTCATATGGATTTAGAGTTGGGACTGTATATTCGAGTGGGACTATAGTTTCCTGTGTTGCTTCAGCCACAAAGAAAATATAACTTTTATCACTGTTATATTGAAATGGTAAAATTCTCGTTCCACCCTCATCCAATATTTCGGTTGTGGTTACGACAATTGAAGCCGTACCTGGATTTAAAATTGTAATTTGAATTTCGTTGTTTTGTTCAAAAATTACATCATTCGCTGAATATTTAAAATGTTGAGGTAACGCGATGGTTGTATCATCTGTAAAGCCCAAAGGTAATGATACCAATATACTAACAACGGATGGTGTAGCAAGATCTGGATTATATCCAAGCATAGATGACCAATTTAAAATTGATTCTTTTTCTATTGCTTTTGTTAAAAAAAATTCTCTATAAACTGAACTAGAATAATAAACTAAATTCGACGTAAGTGCGGAAAATATATTAATCAAATAAGACAAGTATGAAGTTTTGGATAAATCTATATTGTCTAATTCTAAATATGTTTCCATATACTCAATGATTTGATTTCGAATTTTATCCCTATCCGAAAAAATGGTTACTGGATTACTCTCAAACATGTATATAATTCTCCATTCTAGTTTTTAATCATATTGATATAATTTTACTCCCCCACTTAGATTGACTTGGTGAGGGAGTAAAAAATTGAATCTAAAATTACTTAATCATTAAGAATTTCTTTGTCTTTCTTTAAGATTATTAACTCTGGTTTGTAATGTTGAGACGTAATTATCAAGTTGTGTTTTGCACTTATCGGTTTGACATTTTGACTTTTTCGAACTGACCGTAGAAATTGCTTTGGTAAGTGCCGCAATCTGACAATCGATTTTTGGGGCACCTCTCTTGAACATACATTTCTTTGCTTCGATTGTAAGAATTTTACGAATTGCATATATAAGAGCCATAGTACCAACTACTGCGCCTGCAGTTTTTTTCTTTCCAAATTTAGTAATTGTATCTTTGGATGTACGATAAGCGGCTTTGCTTGCGGTAGCAGTTGCTTGACTTGCCCCGGCAGCGGCTTTCTTAATACCCCGCCCAGTTGCACCCGCGGCTTTTCCTGCGGCTTTCTTAATACCCCGCCCAGTTGCACCCGCAACGTTTTTAGTTCCGACCGCGGCTTTTCCTGCGGCTTTCTTAATACCACGCCCAGTTGCACCCGCAACGTTTTTAGTTCCGACCGCGGCTTTCTTAATACCACGCCGAGTTGCACCCACGGCTTTTTTAGTTGCGACTGAAACTTGACCTCTTTTTTTTCTAAGAGCATCCCTACCTTTTTCTAGATTCTTTTTTGTTTCAGCATCAACTTCTTGCAATATTTCGCCACCCACGGCATCCATAGTCATTTCATAAATAATATCGTCAATCCAATCAACCATTTCTTCATCACTCTCATCAAGCTCAAAATCCTCACCTGCTAAATCTCCATCTCCATCTCCATCTCCATCTCCATCTACTCCGGGGCTCGCGTCCGACTTATCAATATCGAGAGGACTATTGTCCGGCTCAAAATCTTCACCCGCAAGATAAACATCATCGGTATCTTCAATATCACCTTCGAGAAAACGCTGTATATATGATTTCATAACTTATAAACTCCTTTTAAATTAATTTATTATTCGATATGCATACAACAATAAATAAAATATTTCATTGTTTCATATTTGAAGTGCTCCTTATTATAAGTTGTTTTTATTTGGATTGGTTTAATATCAGATTTGGATTTCCAAGAATTCTTCCTGTATTTTCTTCTACTTGAACAGCACGATCATCGAAAATTAAAATACAAGAAAATGTTTTTATATTAGTTATTTCTAAAATTGGTAAATTGTTATCAGATAGCCATTGTTTAATAGTTGGAATATGTTCAAGTACAGATGCTCTTGTAGTAAAGATTTTGCATATAAAACCTCTTGATAAATAATAACGAAGTAAAACAATCATTTTTTCAATTGGTTTGCCTATTTTGGATATATCTCCATTTGAGTGATATTCTGCCAAAGTTCCATCCAAATCAAATCCAAGGAGAGGATGGATGATTAAGAGTACTTTTTATCTCCATTGTTTTTTCTTTTAAAATATTATCAATCAACATGACCACCTGCCGCCAAAATTCGATAACCACGAAGATACTTATAAGAGATAGTAGAAGCAATTCCAAGTCTACCATCTTTTCCGGAAGCTTTCCATTGTTCGTCCATACCAAACGCCCCATTGTATTGGGGTATATCTAGTTCATCGACATTTCTAATGTCGGGGGACCGAGGCATAATCTTCTCCTTTTTACAATCAAATATTACTTTTACTTATTTGTCCAAAATAATATTAAATATATTTTTTTCTAAATTTTCTTTAATAAACCCAATAATTGGTTTTTTAATATTATGATTTTTAATCCAATCTTTGAATTGTTCTATTGTAACCGAAATAATGGAATCATATCTATCCCATCCTTTTTCATAATTTTTTAAATACATACGTTCTGCTTGATCTTTTGTATCTGCTCCTAGTATAACTTTATGTTCATCAAACTCCCCTTTCTTATTTGTTTGATTAACAACAAATATAATTTCTGATTTTTTATTTGGACCCATAAATATATCAAGTTGATCGCCATCTATTGCTTTTGTTCCACAGATATAACCATAATCATAATATATTTTTTGTCTCCACTTAATACCATCCCCATCGGTCCCAGAACGATAAGAATTTGCCGGATTCTCAATACTTATATTTAAACCATTCCAAGTAATATGTTTCATTTTATAGTTACCTGCTTTTTTCTGGACATCAGTGGGTTCATCTTCTTGTAACATTCCAAGATAAAACTCATATAATTTCATATTATAATTGTTCCCATTATCGTCTTGCTAAAGTTTTTGCAAAATTAGAAAAAGAAAAAACCAAAATGTTATACACAAACCACAAGGAACGAACATCGACTTCCTGTTTTAGTTTTGAGTTCATTATATCTTTTTCCTTGCCTTTTTGAACAGAAGAAATATATGATTGAAAATCAAAATCAATCTCAAAACTATCTTCTTTCTTACGAACTGAAATAAATTTCTTTGAAGGATAAACCAACGAATTTATAAAAACAATAGATACGAGTTTGGCTAGAAGCCCCGGCAAACTTAACATCTTCTTCATTATAAAAGTCGTAAGTCTCTCTATATACGAATCGACAAACATCAAAAAAAAATCCGAAATATCTTCGTTGTTCATATCTTTTATTGAAGATAGATGTTTGATGATATACGAATTAAAACAAGATACCATAGAATTTGAAACTATAGAAACAATTTTTTTGGAATCAATATCTGATATAGATTTAATTGTATCCGAAATAAAAATGGGATTTCTCGTCATTGTTTTCTTTATGTATTTTCCCGTATATTCATCAATAATAAATTTATGAATTCCAAATTTGTTTAATCTTCTTTCAGATTTAGATTTCCAAAATTTTAGTTTATCAAACCCATAATTTATTAATTTTCTTGTAATACCAACTATTTTTGCTCCCGTCAAATATTTCTCTGAAATATACATTATATGCTCGTTTTCTGTATATACAAACCCAATGGATTTGTCATTTCATAAAATTTAGAATCCAATGTTTCGTTTTTTTGTTGTAGATTTAACAAGATCGCTGCTGTTCTTATATCATGTATTTGTTTTGTAAATTCCAAAAACATAAACCTATCTGAAATTTGTTGTTCTAAATCAAGTAATGTACTAGATGAAACTTTAAGTGATAACTTGTATAAATTTATATCTCCATATGTAGCCAACTCTGTATTTCTCACAACAAAAATTGGTTTAAAATCAATTGTTTCCATCATAAAATCTTGACTGAAATGAATAATATCATACTCGTTTGGTTTCAACCCATATGTCGTGGGAAAACTTATAGATCCAAACTCCGCATCTTTTAAAGTTAAACCTTTTTCATCTCCGTTATAAACAGGTTGAATACTTTCTACATTATAGGCGGGTAACATTTGTATTTTTTTAAAACGAAAACCGGACAAGGCACCAATGCCATATTTCTCGTATGACCCCGCCATTAGCTTTTTATCATAATGATCTTTCGTATAATCCCAATCAATGGAATAATATGTAACTGGAAACGCAGGATATAATTTGGAGTATAAATTATATGCCGTATTGTAATAATCTGCAATATAATTATATTTTCTTATCCAGGGTTGCATTATTATCCTTCTGTAGTTTTTGATAGTTTTTGAAATAATTTAGAAAGAAATCCAAATTTTTTAGTTTTGACTGCATTGACAACTATGGGGGAATTTAATATTCGATCAATTCTAACTTCAGTAGATGCTTTTTTGGGTATTTTTTTCTCATATTTTGCAATTATTCGTCGGCATTGATCTGCGTTATCCGAGTACAAACATATTTGTCTATGTAACCAATTATCAACTTTATTTAGCGAGGACGCTAACTCTTTCCCATATCCAAGTTTGGAAGCATAAGAATCTGCAACATAGTCATACTTGTATGTTTTGGGAGAATGAATAACACCAATTCCAATCACTCCAAGCATAGTAACTATAAATTTGGAGTTCTGATTATATTTATCATTAAACACATAAGAAATAATAAATGATACAATAGCCGCTTTTATAATTGAAACTAGGTTCTTATTTCTATTTACTTTTTGTACTGATTTATTAAGATAATGACCCCAAACACTAACAATAACTGAAATCAACTCTTTTTCATTTAGTATGTTTCGTAACCCAGTCGAATAGTATAAATCCTTTTGTCCCCAAGTTGTAGAGTTTGGTATTTTAGAATCAACACTATATATCATTACTTCGTCATTTGAAACAATATCTCTTATTTTTTTAGTAAGTTCGTTATCAATAACCGCATGTTTTTTTTGTTCAAAATTGAGTTTGGATGATTTAGATAGGAAAGCAAACAAACCAGCGAGAATTGGAAGTATCCAAACAAATTTAGATATGGCATCATTGGAGTTTTGTTTTTGCTCCATCAAAAATTGTTCACTTATATACCTTTTCATTTATTAGGATTTCCCAATTTTAGATTTTATTTTATTTTTAATATCTCCAAATAAGTCTGAAAGGAATCCAAATTTTTTAGCTTTGGCTGCATTGACAACAGTCGGTGTATTTAATAACTTCTCAATTCTTTTGTTTACTTCTGGATTTGTTTTTTCATGTTTCTTTATTAAGAGAACGCATTCTTTTTTATTTTTTCCAAAACATATTTGATCATATACTTCATTTTCAAGTTTGTTTAACGCAGATATTAATTCCTTTCCATATCCCTTTTTGGCAGCATAAGAATCTGCAACATAATCTCTTTCAAAATTTTTTGATTTCATTGCATATTTATAAATAATTCCACCAATAGAAGTCGATACGGCAAGAGCAATACTAGATTTATATAATATTTTGTTTTTGAAAAGTTGAAGTCTTCTGACTAAAAATAAAACAAAGGCTGCGCTCATTATAGTAAATATAGATTTTTCTCTACTTTTTTTAGAGGAAGTTTTATTGGCAACATGACTATATTCGTGAAGAAGAACTGCAATCAATTCCTTTTTCGTAAAAAGATGTTGTAATTTAGTTGTATAAAAAAAATTATTATCTCCATAATTAATTACATTTAACTTATCTGAATCAAATTTCCAAATTATAACATTTTCATTTTTGGTAGCATTTCGTATAATATTTGTTAAATTCAAATCCTTAGTAGAATTATGATATAAATTTTCATCTTTATTTATGTCATCTTCATCCTTGGATAATATATGAATCAATAAATGAATAGCCATAAATGCATAATACAAAGGTATTAAAATTCGATCTTTATTAGATTTAGTTTTTAATGAATAATCAAAATCTAAGTTCCCATCTTCACTTTTAGTACCACCAAAAAATGAAAGTAAACTATCCGACACATCCATTTCATTAAGAAGATTATCGCTCAACACATTCGTTATATATCGCTTTGATAATTTATTTTTCACTTTATAATCTCCGAATTATGATGTACTTGTATTTAATAGGGATTCGTCAATTGGAATACTTACTTTTTTAGTTTCGCTTTGATAGTTTATTTCTATGTTTATAACAAAACCACGACGGCTCCCAGATAAAAATTTGGCATCATATGTTATATTCCCACGACTCTCATATCTGCTCAATGAAATTGCTATTTCTTGCAATATGGTTTCTTTCGTTATATCGTCGTTGGGATCAAATACAAACTTATATAAATCACACCCATAATCAGGATCAAATATATAAGTACCTCTTGCGGTCAATAATAAATTCATAACACTACGAACGATGGCGTTCACACCGAGAAGTTTTCTAAAATCACCTCGTTGTGAAAAACTATCACCCATATCCTTGATTTCGTTTCTTTTACCAGAAACATCATATAAAAAATTACCCATTCCATCTGACATATTTTCACCAAATTATTTAATTGTTGTTTTTAATTTGTCCTGTGGAAAGTTAACTATATATATTAAATTGTAATAAGGTATTGTATTTTCCACAAAATTTAAATTCTTATCTTAGGGAGAATCAAAATGATGAAACGGAAGAAGATTAAACCGAACATGGAAAAAAGAAATACCGATTACTTGGAGACCGAAACCGACATAAAAAAATCGGCTCCATTTTAAGTTTTACCAACCCAATACCAACTTAAAATAAAAATGAGTGCAACCCGCAAGGGTGCACCCAATTTTTTATTATGCAAATTATCTGCCTCGTTGTTTTAATGCGTTGCTAGCCTTGTTTTTTGGAGATTTCTTGGCTTCCTCAATCCTCTTTCGTTTTTCTTCCTCCAAATCAATTTTCCATTTCAAGTCAGACATAAACGCATCATACGGCATTAACATCACATCAATCCAGGATACAGATCTTAACTCCATATAGTTTTTGATATTGTTATCAAACACCCTTGTGAAGTTATTTATACTCTTAGTGGAAGCGAACCATTCGAAAAAACTGAAGCATAATATCTAAATCTACCTCATTTTCAAACCCACACTTAGAACACTCATATCCAGTTTTAAGAGTAATTCCATATTTTGAAATCTCTTTTTCAAATATTTCAAGTAGTTGAATTTTATCTCTTGGAGGAAGAGATTGGTATCCAAAAAGAATATCTTCTCGTGAACTAACTACATTTGGAATTTTGCTATCTCGCGAAAATTCTTCAAATCTAGCAATTATCATAGTTTCACTAAGTAGTTCTGTTTGCTTCTTACTATTAAAACTCAATGAACCAATTAATCTTTCTTCTTGTTCCATGGTTGGTGCTCTTAAAACTGCAACAACTTTGGAAATATTCAATATGACACGGATTTCTTTTTTAAGAATATCATCTTGATTAACCAAATCCGGTTCTTCCAAAGGAACTTCTATTTTTGATGGAATAGGTTTTTGTTTTTTTAATTCACCTGCGGCGGTTACTGTAATCCCATCATCATCTTCTTTATTAATATCCAAATTTTCAAGTTTTCGCAAATGATCTGGCATACCAGGAGGTGCTTCGTTTGCAGTTGATGCAAGCATATCCTTTCTCAAAGATAGTTCTATTTCAGGATCCATTCCCATATCATCATCCGCATTCTTTGCCATAACATATGATTTTTTAAGATTTGTAGATCCGGGATACGCCTCCATTTTAAAAATACTATTGAGATCAATTGTGATCATTTCATCATTACTACATGAACCACAAGAAACATTAAACTTTCGCTCATTTCCAAATGTTGCCTGAAACAATCCATACATCAAAGCATTACGATCCATAATTGTAATTGTTTGTTTGAAATATTTCTTTGTCATTCCGGCTGGTTTATTTTCAATTGCATCCCAAAGTAGATCATTAAGAATTACAGTTACCCGATTTGGAGTGACGATTGAAGATTTTAATTTGCTAACTTCAGATACGTTAAGAGATCGAACTTCAAATGTCTTTCCTGTCTGTGGTGTAATTACAGTATACACAGGAAGTTTGAAATTGAAACCTTTGAATGGTGACATTGTTAATACCCCTTATTTTTAAAAAAGTTATTTGATCAAAAAGAATAACATTAAACCTTCTTTTTAGTTTGTCCTTTTTTTAATTGGAAAAGTAAATGGTTTGAATTAGTCATGATTGGACAAATTTTTAAATTTAAATTAGGAGAAATAAATGTATAACTTATCAATACACGAGATTTCGGATTATATAATTGTACAATCTCGAAATGAAAACATGACCGTTAGTAATTTAAAATTGCAACAATTGCTTTATTATGCACAAGGTTGGCATTTAGCTTTATGGGGAAATAAATTATTTAATGAAAGAATTGAAGCTTGGATTATGGGTCCAGTTATACCTGCTGTTTATCATAAATTCAAATTATATGGGGGTTCCATAATAAGTGAATCTGATTTAAATCCGATTGTTTCGGACAAAGATGTTAAAACAGTTCAATTATTAAAAACTGTTTGGGATATTTATGGTGGTTTTAATGGTTTTCAATTATCAAATATTGCTCATGAAAAAGGAACCCCTTGGTACAAAACAAAACAAATCGGATGTAATTTTATTAAAAATAAAGCAATACAAGACTATTTTATTTCACAAATGAAAACTTTACAAGAAGAATCTAACCCACAATACTCAATTACAATAGATGATAAAAACAATGATTATTGTAATTTTGAATGTAAAGGGAAAACAATAGTACAATATTCAATGCACGATAAACACAAATGTAAATATTTCAATCGAATATTAGCCGAGATTTATGATATAAAAACGGGGGAATTACTTCATTTTATGAGATGTTCCGAATGTAAAAGTTTAAGAAAGGAACCAACTATTTCTGAAATTAAAGAAGAAAATATAAATTTAAAAAAAAGAAATGAAGAATTGGAAAAAGAACTAGAAATCTACTCTTCGTGTGGATTAAATTCTAAATAAAATTAGTTGAGTTACTATATATATTAAATAATAAGTTATGATTGTATACCATTCACTAATATGTTAATTTATGGAAAGGTTTTTTGATTATGTGGTTATATATTTTTTCTTTTTTGTTTGTTTTCACGTTCATGTTTCTTGGTTTTTATGTTATAATCAGAAATCAATTATCGATAGATTTCAAAATTATGTTATGCATGGACGAATTGTATAAAGTGAAAGAAGAAGTTACAACTCAAGATTATAATGATGGTTTTTTCAGAAATAAAAGTATAACAATTGATATGAGCAAAAGAAAGAAAATACCTTTTGCAAAAATTAGAGAAGTCATTACAAATACATTCACAGATTTTAATTCATTGGAAACAGAAATGAATTCATTATCATTCAAAAATAAATATTTGGTATATTTAGTAAGATATTGGAAACATAAACATGATTTGGAAACAGAAAAGGGGAAATCCCAATGAAAATATTAAAATGGGCAGAATATCTTTTTTATTCGTTTTTAATATTCGGTGCGTATTTATGTCTTCAAATAACGCTGGTTATAATATGGCCTTACATTACACCAATTAAATTCATGTTACTTAGTCTATTTGCAATTAGTTCGATTGCAAGTACGATGTATGTTAATGGGAAAATGGATATATTTGTCTGTTAAAGGCATGTATTGTATATGCGATATTTTGGGTTGTTCAAGTTGTATTAGCTTATTCAACTCCTTCACCTTCAATTCTTCTTATACTTAGTATTTTTATAATTGGAATTGGAGCAAATGCGTTGTATTGGAGGTATGAATAAAAAATGGGAAAATTGTTTAGATTATTATTTAGTTTTTATATTTCCGCAAGAATAGCTGATTTTATTCATACGACTTATATAATTAATGTTGATACGTATGATTATTTCAGTATATCTGATTCGGTTGGTATTTATATTTTATTTCTTCTTTCGTTGATTCCAATGTTTACACTTATGATCAATCCGTTATTGAAAAAATTGTTTGTTTGGTTAAACGAAAGTTGAAATTTTTAACTTTCAGTAATTTATATATGTAATCAAAAATTGGAGTACAAATGAAAATAGAATTATTTTCAAAAGAAGAAGATGAAGATGATTTTGGAGAAGGCGAAGGGTTTATAATTAAAGTCAATGGAAAAAATAGAATAAGTGCGGGGGGAGGGGAAGAAGGAGTGTTCCATATGAATCACCAAAACCAGCAAATCGTCGAAAAAGAAAAAAGCGTCATAATCCAGAAAAAACGGATCGTTTTCAGTGGAGGGTGGTCGTCATAAATGTCACATGATGAGAACATCCAAAGCTCCGAGAGAAGCATTTGAAAAAAGATCAAAAAAGCACAAGAATAACAAATGGGTATCAATCAAAAACATAGAACAGATGAGGTGGGATAAAATTGGAAAACATTAAATTATTTGGACTTGCTGTGGTAGGATGGTATGTTGGATGTATGACGACGTTTATAATTCAGGGGACGGATTTAGAACTCATGATTGTGACTTTGACTATTGCAACCCTTGTTTTTTGGGCTGTATTCGCGGTACTTTGGATTATACAACGTGAGAAAAACAAGAAACATTTTAAACAATACGAATGTGATATAGATAATACTAACCAGAAGTATAAGGATTTGTGGAATGAGTTGGACGTGTTGGGGGAATCCAAAAGTAGGATACCAACCAATTGCGAACAACAAAGATATATTGCCCCCACCAAAAACAGAATAAAAAGGAAATGAAAATGACAATACTCAAATGTCCAAATTGCAATAGACGAACATTTGAAGTTCGTCCTCACAAAATAATGTTGAATGATACACATGTATATCATTTTGTATTCAAGTGTACATCGTGTATGTACTCTTTTATTTCAGATTACGATAGAAATGTTAATTTGGATAATATGTATAAATCTATGTATGTTGATCAGATAATAAAAGACGTATATAAACATATTTTATCTCTATATGAGAAAAAAGAAAAAAATCCCCACATTGAATTCTATGTAAAAAAACCTCAAGCGATCGAGGTGATAAAATGGGATGGAAAACCGAAAACGTTTGAAAGAATAAAAGAATTTTTAAAAGGAGAATATCATAGGATATTTCAAATGGACGTTAGAAGTCTTGATATTAATATGAAACATCAAGAGGATTTATATATTGTTTTTAATGGATTCATAACTAAAAATGAAGATGGTATATTTGGATATATTGTTAATAGTAAACTTATTTCTGAATATCAAATTGATTCAGAATATGTCAAATTTACTTGATCAAGAATGGAAACCAAAATGTCCAAAAAGAAAATGTCAAAAAAAGAAAAAGAACAACTGTTGTGTTATGCAAACAAACTTAAAAGTTTGGTGTTATCCAAATACAAAAAGGCTGTTGTAAGTGCAAATGGATTTATAAGACAAACTCGAATTTCTCCTCTAATCAGTATTAAGATTTGGGTAAAAACAAATCATAATCCACCAAATACGAATATTGTATTTTGTTCATATATCAGACAAGAGGATATATTGAATTTGAATGATTTGGATGTTAAAGCAAACGTATTTATTTATAGGGAATCAGATAAATATATGATTGGGGGTTTTTGTGAAAAATTAAATGAAAGGGCAAAATTCAAATGATACATGCTTGTTTAATTGTATGGTCGGTTGTGTTTTTAATTATATTTCATCTTATTTTTTGGATAGAACACGCACCCCCTTATTCCTCGTTGTTGAGTAGATTATTTAAAAATGGAATTGGTTGTGTTAATCCTGACCAAATAATCAAAATAATTTTATATGATATTAATCATTCAAAAAATAGCATATATATTATTTCTCCTGATTTTAACAAAAAAACATGGACACCAAAAATAATTGATTTGTTTAAATTGAAAACTGAAAGTGGAATTAAAGTTACATTAATTTGTCGTAAATTAAAAAATTGTTATTTATCGAAACAAAAATTCAATTCGAATTTTGAATTATATACATCAGAACAATGTACAGACTCAGAAATTAGAGTTATGGATTTTAAAAATACCTATATTTCAGAACCAATTAAATCAAAACAAAAGGTTATGTGTTTTCGTAGTTTTGGAAATTTGGATGTTGTTGAAAGAAGAATGGGTATTATACCAAACATACTAAAAGCAAATAAAGTTGGAGAAATCAAAACATGATAGAAAAATTTGTATATTGTGTCCTAGCAGTTAAATGGAAAGGAAACGAAGAAACATATATTGGTATATCAAATCTGGTGGAAACTGATGTATGGAAAATAGAAAGATATAACAAATTTACATTGAGGATTATTTACATGGATACAAAAATTCAAGATGTATTTGTTCAACTTAATGATTATGTTTATATTGATTATGATGATAAAACAGTATGTAAAACATTAGATAAATTTGAACATATATTTTCAAAACAAAACTAATACCAATTATAAAATTTGGAGTTTTATTATGATTAAGGAAATTCTACAAAATTTGAAATGGACAACGAATACAGAAAGTTTGATTGTTCTTCTTCTGGCGTGGGGGGGTATCGATTTATGAATATGAAAATAGAAAGGACATATGAGAAGAATAAAGAGTATGAGAAAATAGCAACAGAAGGAGCAAAAGGAAACCCCAATCGTGCTTATTATAGAGAAGATGAAGTGAGTGATGTAGATGAGGCGGAAGAAAAATGGCAGAATACATATGTTGGAAAAATGGAGATAGAAGATAGAAAATCTGCATGGATTAAAATGTGGATGGGAATTTTATTCCTTTTGGTGGGGTTGATAATGTTTTTGTCCACATATGCATTAATTGGAAAAGAAATAAGTGAGTTCTTACCTCTTTCAATCCTGATAAAAATAACAACCTCATTTATCACAATTTCATTTGGTCTTCTTTTATGTAGATGGGGGGCCGAATTCATTTTTAAAAAATAAGGATTTATTATGCCTATTGATAATCTGGAAAATAACAACAAAGATTTAATCAAATCGAGTTCAACTTTGAATATAATTAAAATTCGAATGAAATCCCCCATATTAGATGCAATTAAATGGACAGAAAATACAAGTTGTCTCAAATCAATAATTGATTTTTTACCAGATGACGCAACGATAAGAAAAAGAACCAATCCCGATATGTTACTAATTGATTTTGGGGATTATCACGATATTGCCAGGTTACGAAAAAATGGATTTATCTGTTTTGATAAAACAGATAAATCGTACAAAATATTAACGGAATTTGAATATAAAAAATTATACGAACAAGTTTCTGTACCTCTGGAAAGGGAGGGTTTTGATTCGGAAATATTCAAGATAGCAAAAAAATATAACTATATCTTAACCAAAAAAGAAGTTAATCTTATAAGAGATCGAGTTCTAATTGCACCAATAGAAGAATATGAGGATAATATAGAGGATGCAAAAGATTCCAAAGAATATATTGACAAAATTAATGAAGAATTTGATTTATATTTGGATTTTATAAAAACTCAAAACAAGGAAAAGAAAAATGCGACCATTTGAATTTAAAGGTCAAACAGAAGCGGGTGCTTGGATTCATGGTGGACTGAGAATTGTGACAGATTTTGGGAGTGATAAGAGTGACGTATATATTACAGCATTTAATAGTCAACAAATACAAATCAAAGTTAAACCAAATACTGTGTGTGAATATATACAAATTCAAACAAAATACAAATGTAAAATTTTTGAATTTGATATAATCGAATTGGAATATGTAAACTATGTTGTTTTGCATGATGGTGAAAGTGCAAGATTTGAATTGGTTTCGTGTGATAATGGACAATCCTATCCTGGATTCGTTTGTCAAGAAAGACTTAATGATGCAAAAATTTTGGGATCTCTCTTTAATTATTCGGATGCAATAACAGATTCCAAATTGAAGAAAAGATTAGATATAAATCAAAATTGATAATTTGGAGAATGTAATGAATTTAATACTTTCACTAATATATGCAATTGGAATTTTTATAGGTACATGTATAGTTTCCACTGGAATATCTTATATAACACAAAACATAACAACCCCTCAAATAATTATTTTGGGGGGTTCGATGGTTGGCTCGTTAACTGGATTGATATATGTTGCATTTCTCTACGAAAAGAGATCACCTTATGACCGACCAACGAAAAGAGATCACCTTATGACCGACCAACAAAATGATTATAAAGATGAAGGCGTATATTATGTACCGGTCGATTTTGATATTAAATTTTTAGGAGAAAAATTGAGTGAATGGGGATTGTATCCTGTCGATGGACATGATGGTTGGTTTATTGATGAAAAGGACGAAGATCATTCAATAAAAGTAATAGTCACAATAGAAATAAAACAAATTCCTGAGGAGGAAGAAGAAAATGATAAAAAATGATTACGAACAAGAAATTACATATTATGTACCCAAAAATTATGATGCTCAGACGATGGTATCTGAAATAGGCGAATTTGGTGATGCTATCGAAGAAACAGACGAATACTCTCGTCAAAAAGATGAAAACCGTCCCATCAAAGTAATAATTACAATCGGAATAAGGGAAGTTGAGGAAAGAAGAAATTTGGAAATTAACGGAATTAAATGGTGGGTTTAAATTGGGGAGATTGAGGAATATGAAAACGACAGAAATGACGAAGTACAGAAGAAAACCAACTGAGATAAAAGTTGTTATGTTTGATGAATATAAGATTCAAGATAGTATTGATTCAATAAAAGAACTTGTAGGCAAAGGATTTATCCGCGCTTATTGGAAATATATTGAATCTAAATTTTCCTTACATGTAGAAATCGAGGGATATTTGCATGACGCATTTAATATACCATATGGTGATTATTTTTGCAAAGTTGGGTTTGAATTTGAACAAATGGCTGCAATTGACTTAGAAACAAAATACGATAAAATTGCAGACGAACCAGATAGAAACGTTGTATGTCCAACATATGATATAGTATCTGAAGGTTATAATCCTAATGATTGTAAACCAGATAAAAATATTGTACTTCCAACATATGATAGAGTAACTGAGGGGTGAAACTCTCATGGTAATTCAATGGGATGGAAAAGATGGAACAAAAAAAGAAATGGAAGAATTGTCACGTCTTTCCAGATTTTCGCCAAATGCAAAATTGATATATGAAGATGGTTTGCTATATATGATAAACAAAGATCGTACCCATATTTTCAAAAATAAAATTATGTTAAATGAATATCTTATAATAAATGAATATCGCGAAGTTTATATTTTTAATGAGTATGAACTCAGAGATTATAAAATAAAAGATGAAAAATTAATAATTATGGACAATCCGAATATTTATTAATTTTAAAAAAAGATATCCTTGCCATGCCCTCATTCTTCAATCAATAACTCCAATTTTATACACGAAACATTTAAGTGATTATGATTTAAAAAATAGCATCTTCTTTTTCATATATAGATGATACTATCTATCATAACATTAAAAAAACAAATAAACGAATAAAAGTTCTTATGAACATTTCTAAAAAATATTCCAAAAAACAAGGAAAATTAGATGCATATAAAAAAAGAAATAGGAGTTAAGGGAGAGAATAATCAGTATTGTGGTGGGTGCGATGGTATCAAAACAGAATCTCATTCAATGGGATTTTTACATAGTTGTAATTTTTTTAATAACGCAGATCTCCATGAAGAACATGATAAAAATTCATTTACTTATTATAGTTTATTAAGATGCAAAGCTTGTTTGAGAGCGGGAGAAGCAGATCCTCCAGTAAAAAACTACCCCAAAGAGTTAATTTCCAAATAACATTAAGAAAATAAAACGACTGGGGAGGGAGGGGAGATTGTATTTACTTTTTTAGATTTCTCCTCCCTAATATAAAAACAAAGGAAATTAATATGATATTTATACAAAAAGTTAAAAAAGGATGGGTGGTAACTGAGAAGTCTTCTGTCCAAGGAACAATAACAAATCGTAGAATAATGTATGGTCGTGATTTATTAAAATCCTTAAATATCGACTATGCTTCAAAACCAAACGAGCCAGTTAATACACAAGGTATGCCTTGCTATCAATGGTTATGGGCAAAACATCCAAACGGAAGCAAAGTACTTTCAATTGGACATACAGTTAAATAAATTGGAGTGATTTCAATGGAACCTCGTAAAGCCAAAAAAAGATTAATCATCAAAATATTTGAAGTAAACCTAGATGGGGAAAATAAAACTAAAATATTAAAAATAATAAAACAAAGTCATCGTTTTGAAGAATTTAATGATTTGATTTCACGCGGAAATTATTCATTATTTCAATCACAATTCTATTCTCATAATGATTTTGGGTTGCTTTCATCCAACACAGCAAGTCATCCCATTTGGATAATCGGGTCACGTTTGCATGTTTTAAACAAAGGTACAGAAGATGATAATTCGATTGTTTTAGTACCAAATGAAAAATGGAACTCTCGCCGAATGTAAAATCGAAGGTAACACCGAAATTATAGGTTGGACAAAGGGGTGGGAAAATGAAAGATGAGAGAGATTATATCATAACTAAAATTATAGTAGGCGTAATACTTGCATCAGGAAATACAATGGCTTTTTTACTCTCGTTAATATTTTTAATGTTTAGACCAAATCCTGGACTATGGATTAGTTTGCCAATTTCGATTGCTGGAATTATGGGTGGGTATATAGTTACCCAAAAAAATATTAATCTTTTAAAGTTATACATTAATATTTTAACTGATCATCTTAAAAATGGTATAAAAATGGATGAAAAAGAAATACAGGAGAAACTAGATTTATGGAAATTAAAACTAAACAAGAAAGCCTCAATTTGGCAAATTTAAAGTTTGTGGTATCTAAAATTATATTATATACAGTATTACTTATTGTTAGTATAATACTGTTTCCATTAATTTTATTTATATCATACATCACTGCTATTTATCCATTGCTACTTTTAGAAATAACAGTAATTCAATTATTCACGACTTCATATGATTTTCGAAAAAAACATATATCATCTTTAAAATACCGATTTGAAAACATGGAACGTGAAGTAGAATATTTAAAAAAAGCAAAAGGTTAAAAATGAAACGAATAAACTCAATAGAGGAACTCGAAGAAGCAAGTATTAACAAAAAATTAATTATAGCCTCAAATGGTTCAAAAGATTTTTCCAATCCACGTCCCGCAGAGGAAGTAATTGGATATCCGGAAGCTCTTGTCTTTCAGATGATTCAAAGTGGTATATATTCTTGTGATTGGGGAGAGAGTTTACAACGAATTGATGGAATCATGGATATATATAATGTAATGGAAGAGAAAAAACAAGTGATAGTACCAAGAGTAAGGGGATATGATATTCCAATATCACCAAAAACTATATTAACCACTTGTTCTCCAATCGAAGTGGCTGGTTTATTATCGGCTGGCATGTATGTTTTACAACAAAGAGGAGTTATAAATGTGGATTAATATTGTAAAAAACAATTGAAAAAAATAGTAAGTCAATCAATAATACTTGGAGTTCTTATAGGGTATGAACTTCAAATTCTAACTATAACACTAGTTTCCCCCGATGAGGGGTTTATAATATTGTCGGTTTGTTATACTATGGGTATAATCGTAGTTACTTACTTGCTAGTATTTAACTATAAAGAAGTAAAACGTGCAATAATTGTTTTGAATAATAATTATAATTATGAAAAAGAGAAATGGAATAAAAAGTTTGGAATTCATAGTGGTAAAAAGAAATTAAAGGAAATGTAAAAATGGAAGAAAAAATTAGAGAAAATCAAATACAGATTTCAATTTATTCTTTTGTATTGGGGTTGTGTGTAGTTGCATATATCCAATGCATGATAACAGCTTGGTATCAACCATATTATTTCATTTGTGTTTTGTTTCTATGGTTTGTCTCAAACAATTTTGTAAAGAAGTTCAAACGTCAAATTTCTATTTCAAAAACAAGCGAACATCTTGTAATGCTTCTTATTAAGAATCTTGATATTTATTCCGATGATATTAAAAAAGAAGTTGGGGAAAAATGAAAAATAAAGACTTTGTCGAATTTACAGATATATATTTGGAATCTAAGGTAACCATTGTCGTTTCAAAAATTGAGAGTTATACCAAAATTAAAGAAGGATTCATATTCAACGGAGCAGGATGGACACCCTTCTCAAATTATACCACAATAAAAACAAGTAAGAGAACATATCATGTAGCTGAAAAATATAAAAAGGTTAAAAAATTAATCGAAAATTTCAAAGCTAAAAATGATCCCCCCAAAAAAACAATCGATTCCGTACCGAATATGGTGACGGTAAAAGAATACCCATGATCACAAGTTTTAAATAATTACAACATTATATATATTAAATAGTAAGGAAAGAAAAACATGGTAACATTAAATGAATATCATACTTGTCCTTTTTGTGGTGTGCAATATACCCATATTGATCTTTGTTTGTATTTTGAAAGAAGAAAAGAATTAATGAAAGAAATAATTAATGGGGGGCGAGAGCACAAGAAGAATTTGATTTCCTAAACTATCATAGTTGTGAAAAAATAATTATTTTGGTGAATTCGGCTATGTGTCGGGTAAAACAACATGAAGCTGATGATTTTTGTCAATGTCTCAATGACGCAGTACTCGAATGTGAATTGACCTTGGATAACCTTAAATTTGTTTTGATAGAAAGTGTTATGAATGGTGTGTATATTCCCGACGAAATAGAAAATATTGCGTCTCTTTTATTCGAGGAAAGAAAGAGAGATAAAGAAGAAATAGCAATTGAAAATTGTGGATTTTGTTCTAAATTAGAAAATGGACAATATGCTCTTGCTCATTTAGATTCATATTTTGAAAAAAGGCACGAAATAATAAAATCAATTGCGAACGAAGAACCTGGTGCAAAAGAAAAATTAGATTCTCACTATTTTCATACCAATAAGAAAATAGTGATTGAAGTGGATTCAAATGTTAGTGACATAAAACCAGAATATCTGAAAGCCTGGGTAAAGTGTCTTAATAAAGTAGCAATCGAGTGCAACTTAACAGCAGATCAAATTGAATTTGTTTCGGTTAACTTTGTAACTATTGAAATTAGAATTCCTGAAGTTTTAAACATACTTGCCGCAGTTATGTTTGATGAAGAATTTGAAAGGAGGGATGACTTATATTTAGTCTCAAGAAATTATTAAAGAAAATTGGAAATTTAATGTTAAAGCTCAAAAACGCATTAAAGAGTATAGGAAGAACAATATAAACTGTGCTTGTATTTGTGGTATGAATGGCACAACATTTTAAATTTATTGATATTGAAATTATAGATATTTGGTGCGTAATTATAATTTTGATTGGTTCATTTGTTCTTGTACAGTTAATAAATGAACTCATCGAAGATTATTTTTAAAACTCAAAGGAAATTTTTTCTCATGACAGTAAACGAATTACGAAAGAAATTAAAAGAATTCGATGGTGACCTTGTAGTAAGACTTGCCGTTCAACCCGATTACCCAATGGCAAGTGGTGTTGGTGAAGTAAAGGAATTTAGTCAACCAAATTATAAAACATATGGAGAAGATACTTTTGTCTATATACAAGAGGTTGGACATAAAGGATATTTGCCCGCGGAAATATGTCGATGTCTTGGTTGGACGGAAATAAAAATTTAAATTGTAGTTTAATAGAAAGTAAAAGAATATGAAAGTAAAAGAACTAATTGAACAATTACAAAAATGTGAGCCGGAAAACGATGTTCTGATTTCAATGAGTGCAAATTACCCACAAGCAAGTGAAGTCTTATGGATAAAAGAAATTAGCAACAGGGTGATCGAAAATGAATATGTTGAAAGTGCCGTATATTATAAAAGAAGGAATTGGTTTGGGTTATTTGCCTCCAAAAGTAAGAACTGAAATATGGCCTTCCACAAAAGAAGATGTTTGAAAGGGGAATATATATGATAACTGTTTCAGAAATGATTGGTATGCTAGAAGATTATGACCCAAATAGTGAAGTTCGGTTTGGATCTCAACCCAGTTGGCCTTTTGAATATGAAATCGAGACATTAATGGAAATTAATGTCAACAAAGAATTTGTGGACAAAAGAGATTTGGATGAGGACTATGAGGAAGATCCTGATTGGGAAGAAGAGGAAGAAGAACATCTTGTTGTTTACGTAAAAGAATTAAAACAAGTTGGATATTTGCCTGGTGTAGTTAAAGAAGAATTTGGATGGTAACAATTTTTTAAAATTTAAAAGGAAAATAAAATGAAAAATTTGACTTATGAAAAAGAACCAATATCAAAAGAAATAACCAAAAAGCATATAACGGGCAAAAGCTATGTTCATCATTTGAAAGATTTAAACAATGAATATTACGGAACGGTCCTAATGTTTGCAAAAGAAAAGAAACTCTTTATTGGGTTTTCAATGTGTCATCGGGAACTTGGAGATGTTTTTGGAAGAAAACGTGGAGGGGGAATTGCTCGGGGAAGAGCAATTAAATATAATGATGTACCCAAAATACATATAAAAATGCGAGGGGAAAATTCAGACCCATCTGGAAAACATCAACTGGATATTCCTGTATCCATGGTTGATCCGTTGAAGAGAATGTGGAACAACGCAGTTCCCGAAGTCCAGTTTAAGTTAACTCTACCCGAATGGTTTAAAACTTTCCTCGAAATGGTAGACGGGCAAATCCCTGTTACCTAAAGTTTTAATTTTAAAAAATCCAACTAATATGACTACCCTTTATACAATAAATCGGCAGTCATATTTAAAAAAAGGAGTAAAATGAATAAGCGGGGCTATTTTGGAATAGGAATATATAAATCCAAAACAAAAGCTAATTATGAAACTTTATGTCGATCCGCATATGGTTTTGGTGCCTCTTTCATATTTATGATTGGAGCACGTTACAAAAAACAAAACTCTGATACATCTGTTACATTCGAACACATTCCAATTTTTAATTATAAAACATTTGATGAGATGTATTTAAACATCCCAGTCGATTGTAAATTAATTGGAATGGTAAGACTAAGTCAAGCAGAAAATCTACAATCATATAATCATCCGGAACGAGCAATTTACTTATTGGCGGGGGAGGATTATGGATTACCACCAGTTATCCACAACCAATGTCATTCGTTACTTAACATTCAAAGTAGAATATGTTTAAATGTAGCAACGACGTGGTCGATTGTAATGCATGATCGTATGTCTAAGGGAATGCCGTTTTACTAAAATAAAAATATTATGAAAAGAAATTAAAAATGTGTGAAGAGGCTGAGACCAAATTATGCTATGGAGATGATAAAATGGCAGAAGTTAAACTTGTCAGTGTGTTAATATGTATTGCTCGAGAAGCCCAAACTATGAGAAAATGGAAGGTTTAAAAAATGAATGGATGGATTATAGTATTAATAATAATATTTATTTTGGAATTGGGTAGTTGTATAAATAATTTTATTAACCACAAATATCGAAAAAAGACAGTAATTAGAGATAGGAAAGATAATTACCAAAATAAGATACCACTCGATTATAGTGATAGCGAAGGTATGGATCAAATATGGGGTGAAACAAAGTATGTGACCGATGGTAAAAGTCCTTTTATCCTTATTATAAATGGCTACAGCTATGAACTCGATGAAAGTATCTGTGGAACAAATGAAATAACCTTAAGACAGAGAGATTATAAATTCCAAAAAGATCCAAATATTAAAACTTTAGAAATTGAAATTGAACTTTCAATTGAACCGGGTCACTCATATACTAGAAGTATTATGCTTCCCGTGTTGAACGTAACAAAAATATAAAGGAGATGTAAAAATGGAAGAATCTCACTATTCTAATATGATAAAAAAACTCGATGAAACCCAGCAACAAATAATCAAACAATACCCAGAAATTTTCAGCAATCTCACCCATATAGAAATGGTGAAACATCAAACTGCCTTGGGACCCGAAAAAATGATTAAACAGTTTCAAGCAACTGCCATATCAGAAAAAAAAAATTTACAAACAAACTATCTGTCCCACTTTCTCCTTTAGAAACAACCGATACAAAAGAAAAACTCGAAAGCGTCGAACAAATGATACTTGCCATAAACGCAGAAATTATATTAATAAGAACAACAAGTATGATGGGGGAGAAACTGGAACTGAGTTCAAGTATAATCTTTAAAATTGAAGAAATTTTGATATATATGACAATTATTGCGTTGTCAAGCCAATCGACTGAATGGATTCAAAAAATTATTGATGATATTTTGGATGAGATGAGAGAAATGATTATCGCCGAATCAATCAAAAACCCAAATGATTTATAAAAGAAAGAATTATGACAATCGATAAATTGGAATATTGTATGAGGAGCATTATATATCACTTGGACGCAATGAAAGTAACCGCGGAGAGAAAGGGTATTAATATTAAAACATTCGATCCTCATTTTTCAGACAAGAAAATTTTACACGAAGAATCAAAGGTATTAATTGAAAACGGAGAGTATGAAAAAGCCGAATCAAAAATTGTCAGTATACTCGCAAACATTGCTATTAATGAGATTTTAGTAAATGCTTCAATTCTCGAATTAAATAATATAAATGAGGATTGGATTGATAAAATGGTTAGTTTATTAATAGAAGACATGAGTTGTATTTATAATGACTTTCTTACATCTATCGAACTAATGAATAGTATGGGCAAGAATCATAATTAAAAAAGGATTTTAAAAATGAGCAATTCTTTTTCAAAAATGGTTAACAGCAGAATTAAAGAATCTTTGTGGTTAATACACGGTGTAAGTATGAATCTTCAGGATGACCAATTAATTAAATTCCATCCCAATTCGGAAAGTAGTTTATCCGAATACAAAAACGTTTTAATTGGAAAAAGGGGAGATTTTAGAAAATCGTAAACTTGAAGTAACAAAACTAAAATCTGTAGATGGAAACATACAACCCGAAGATGTATTAGTTTCTCCATTTGAAATTAAAGTAACTCAGGGCGAATTTGAAAAATATCCATTTTATTGTTGGATTGGTGATGAAGATGTCGAATTTCGTTTTCCAATTGTTGAAGGATATGATGAAACAAAAGAACATATTTTTCGATTAAAAAGAGATCTTGAAACAATAAATTGTCTAATACATGATATTGAAATAAGAAAGGGTTATTTACCAATAATAAGAAGTATGTCAAATATGTTGGAAATGGATCTTGATATTGTTGATACGTTTGAAGCAATTTTGGTTCAAACTTCAATTTTGGAATTGAACGATAAAAAAGGAGATTTAGAAAGTTTGGTAAATTTGGAATATATACAAGTGAAAACAATCGAGGAAATGATTCGATTGGCTGATATAATCGAACAAGTCAAAAAAGAACAACTCGACAATATAATCAATCAAGTCAAGATCGAAAATACAAGAAGAGAAGATTGGTTGAAGGATCTTGGAAAAGACGACAAATCAAAAGAGGAATTGAAAAATGGAAACCCCCCCAGACTTGAGTTTGTGACTAAATTAAAAGATTTAATAAATAATTATAGTATTGAAAATGAAAGTAATACACCAGATTATATTTTAGCAGAATATATTATGTTGTGTTTAACAAATTTCACCCTAACAATACATGACAGAGATGGTGATGAATTGAGTTATCATCAAAACTTTCTCTTTAGTCTCACAAGCAACCAACACTTATCAGAATTTGAAATTGGTTTAAAAGACTTGTTGAATAAATACAATTTTGGAGATACAATTCATACAAAAACTGAGGTTTTAGTTTCTTATATTAAGAGATGTTTGGATACATTTTCGGTTATTGGTGCAAAACGAGATAGATGGTATGGTCGAAATCATTCTTCTCCCAGAATTACAACCCTATCAGGTGAACAACAACAACAACAACAACAACTTGTACTGTCTAAATTGAAATCTTTGGATTTAGAACTTCAAAATCATCGATCTGTTCGAAGTTCAGATTATAAGAAATTAACATTGAAAGATTTTAAAGAAAAATTAACATCGGAAGAATTGGCATTAAGAGAAAGGTCACTTGTCTTGTTTGTTGTTCCAAGTGGACAATCGTTTTCAAAAGAGATGAAGTTTCGGTATATGGAAATGGACAAAATAACCGAACCAATTAAAAATCCAAATATTGCTTACGCTTATGACAAAGCAATAATTCATGCAAACAATAATCACTATCGCACAAGAGCAGATTTTAAATCGTTGCACGAGACTCTCCAAAAAATACAACAAAGAGTCAACTTATTAAAATTAATAATTCCCCAAATTGAATCAAACATTGTAAATTTTGAAAAACTCAAAATTGGTTTGGCAAACAATGATTTAAATCAACCAATTTTAAATTCATATCAATCAATTTTAGTTTCAAGATTGATTTTGGAATTAAACAATGTTGACTCTGCAACTTCTTACCAAAAGAAGATATTCCTTTTAAAAATGGACATTTTGAGTATTGTGGATAGTCAAAATGCACCAATTGGAAATAGTATGGATCTCTTCCATGTTGATGGTTTCAATCCTCAACCTCAACTTCAAACTATTGCAGATGTGATGCAGAACGAGTTAAATTCTCCACCTCGAACTCAAACTATTGCAGATCTCGAATATGCTGAAGGTTTAACAAAAACATAAACTAAAAGTTGGTGGGGTCATTTTATAGATTTGATTCCCACCAAATGATAAAGGAGAACTAAATGTTTTATACTCTACTTGGATTAATTATAGTATGTGCCGCATTGGGATTATGGGTTATGTGTTTGAGAGCTGAACTTGGTGTTTATTCGGTGGCTGTCAATGATCTTACAACAAGATTAATTAAAATTCAAAATAAATATCTTTGGGAATTAAAAAATAGTCAGAGATCATATAACAGAGATATTAAATTGTTAAATTTATATGGTGATACCTTAGCCAAAATGGTCTTGGCAGTCAAACCATATGATGTCAAAAAACTAATACCAGAATCACTCCAGACAGAATTACTTCAAATAGTACAAAATCTCGAAGCAGAAGAAAAGAAACCAATTATATGTAAAATCATCAAAGATACAGTTATAGAAAAAATTTCATATTATGATAAAGATATGAAACAAATCAATATACCATTGAATATATCATTGGATGATGAATCACTTTTTGAAAAGTTTCAACGTCTGGGTTATACAAAAGAAGAAATATCCAATATTGTATATGAAATAATTGATGAGACTCAAAAAACAACTTATTCTTTATGGGCAGGTGGAATTTCAAAAAAGTCATTCGAATATATAACACCCACAAAATCAGAGGAGAAATAATGTTTTTACAAGTAGTGTCTGCCGCAGTTGTTGGGGCTGGAACCACTCAATTATAAAAACCCGAGATAATTTATAATATTGAAAACTCTTTATTGAACTTATCTATAATGGAAACAATTGATGTTATATCTTGGGGTAACAGGAATGTGTTTTAATTCAAGAAACAAACCTTTTGTTTTAAAATACTCAAATAAAAAGGATGATTAATTTGAAACCAACAATTTGGAAAATAGTCGGAGATAACGAAAAAACACTTGCATACGATAAGAAAAAGAATATCCTAAACATTTATCCAGGTGATAGGTACATACTTGGAACTTTAATAGCAATGGGATATACTAATAAAGAATTGAAAAAAATCAAGTGGAGATATAAACTAAAAGCTGGTGTTTGTTTTCTCAAATATTGCAAGCGGGGGAGTGAAGTAAGACTTGAACTAGATCACTGCAAATTGGAAAATAAAAAAATACAAAGTTTTAGTTTTGATTATAACAAGATCAAAATCATAGAATGGGATAGAGCCCTTCTTTTATCGGAACGACTTGCAGATTATGTATTTGTTCCGGGGAGCGATTTTAACAACATATTTGAACCTTTTAAATCAAAACCAATATCCAGAATACGATTGGGTGCTAATTGGGTTCTACATGATATGAAAGGGGATATTAGTCATCCCTTACCCGATGATTCTGGTAATTTTGTAGAAATGTTTGATGAGGATTCAAAAATACTCCATACGCAATTTCAATCGGCTAAAACTATAATACATGATTTGAACGCTTTAGGGTGGTGGGATGAATTAGAAGAAGTTGAATGGGAATACGTCCTTTCTTCTATGACTGTACAGTTAGAATATTCAAAGGGTGGTCTCGTATTCAAAAAACGAGATATACCTCATCTATGTAAAACAAATGAAGTTATTACGTATACAGAAGAAATCACAATTGAAAAAATTGAGAAAGATGATATTAATTCAAATACAGAAAAAGTGAAACTCTCAATATGCGATCACCCAAATCCAGAAAAGAGTTAAAATGAGAAAACAAATTCATACGGTTCGGTTTTGTAATAAAGGGACAATTCGAAACGAAAAAATTGAATATGATCAATCATTAATAGATGGACAATCGGTTGCGTTTGATAGCTTTATGAACCCTATTCAGTTAAATGTCATTTCTAAAGATAAACCAATTGAGTGTTTAAAATCTCTAGGTTATACAGATGAAGAATTGGAAAAAATTGAATGGAAATTTGAAATAAATTCGGACACTTTAATTCTTGAATATCGACAAGGTCGACTTGAACTCACAGACTGTAAATTGAATAAAAACCATACATATAAAATAGATAAATCTAAAATTTTACAAAATGATTTTTTATGTATTATAGAAATCAATGGACCTCTTTGGGATAATTTGCTTATTAAAGATGAAGATTTTAACAATCAAGCAAAACCGTTCCTAACATCAGAAGATCAATACGAATTGATAGTACCCGCTATATTAGTTCGACTCCAAAAACATTCAAAATAATTTAAAACTCAGAAAAGAGTAAACAATGAAAAAACAAATTTATCAAATTGTTGGTGATAAAGAACAAACAAACGCGAGCGACATTTGTGGAAACCCAATAAAAATCACGTCCAATGGGGGAGACATAATTGATAATTTAAAAAAAATGGGTTATACCAATGCTGAGTTAAAAGAAATTAATTGGAGATTGGAAATTGAATCATGCACTTTATATTTTGAATATCGACAAGATCGACTTGAACTCACAGACTGTAAATTGGATAAAGACAACTCTTACAAAATTAATCGTTATGAAGTGCTTGAAATTGTAAAACGAGATGATTTCATGGTGTCGCCTGATAAGGTTAGTGATTCTTTTCTTACTCAAGATAGTAATTATACTTGTCAATTTAAATCATTTCCCCTTACCAAAATATACAAAGTTTGCTTGGGAAGTACTCAGGATAGCACATCTCAACATATCGGCGAAAAATGGACTTGTATGGATAGAGTGTATGTGTACGATGAGGAGATGAAACTTATGAATTTGAATATTAAACATATAAAAGATGTAATAAAAGAGTTAAAGAATTTGGGGTACACTGATGCACAATTAGCAATAATTAACTGGGAATATTTTCTGGAGCATGGTAACGCAACTCTTACATATGTTTTCGATGAACTTGGTACTCTCAATAATAACATGGGTGGGCTTAAATTCAAAAACATAAGAATTGATGAGGGATATACGATTACTCAGTATGTCGAAGAAATAGAAATCAAAAATATCAATGATGTTGAAATGGAAGATCATAAATATTTTCCTTCTGAAAAATTAAAATTGGTTATTAATAACCCAGACTTTTAAAAGATTCGAGATATTCAAATGGCAACACAAATTCATAAAATTATTTTTAGTTTAGACAAAGCAATCGTATTAGATACAAGTGGTCTTGTAAGAACTCTCCAAATGGGAATATACTCGGATATAGTTGAGTTTTTAAAAATGAATAATTACACAGAAGAGGATTTGAAGAAAATTAAATGGGAATTTAAAATAGGAAACGATATATTAATTTTAGACTATATCGATGGTGATTTTAAATTCAGAAATAAAAAAGTCAAAACTGAAATTTATAAAATCGTTTGTGCCATAGATAAAGTTTCAATATTTGCACCAGATGGAAATTATATAAATTGGGAAATTTCCGATCATCATACAATAATCAAATTGTTACAGAATAAATTGTACACCGAAGAAGAAATAAAAAATATCATATGGAATCTACAAATTGGAAATCGTTGGTTTGATCTTGAATATAAGGATGGAGAACTTCAACTTAAAGATTAAAAGGGAAAATTTTAAAAATGAACAAACAATCAGACGAACAACAAACTAAGTATCTCTATACTACCGTAAATAATATTACAAAAGAACAAGCGAAATTAATAACAATTGGTGTACATGAAATTGTTGGAACTACTGCGATTTTCGAAGAATCCTCAAATGGTTATAGTTTTTACGAAGGAGATGATCGGGGGGTTTGTATACCATTGCGCTATGTAACAACTTCTTTTATTAATGGAGCCGTTTTCATCCTAAAAAATAAAAAGGAAATAAATAAATAAATTGAAACCCAAGATCTATAAAGTAATCGCTACATACAATGGAACAGTCGCGTATGATCAAAATAGAAATATCATTAATTTAAATATTTTTCCTCAAGACAATGTAATACGTGGTTTGAAATCAATTGGTTATAGCGAGAAGGAATTGAAAAACATTATTTGGAACTTCGAGATAAATTCTGGAACGATATTTCTTGAATATTGGAACGGGAAACTCAGATTTAAAAAATGGGAACTATGGAAACTAGACAGTAAGGCCGCATATAAAGTTGTTCATCATGAAAGTCTTCAGATTTCAGAATATAAAACTTGGACTTCTCTTGGTTACAAAAATACAAAAATAAAAGATGAATTCATAGTTCCAGATGCTGACTACATCAATATATTAAAACCATTTGTATATTCCAAACCGAAAAAAATTTACAAAATTATTATGGGAACGGAAAGAATTATATATGATGAGGATATGAATCCCATGGATATACCATTTCTGAATAGTGATGATATAATAAAATTGTTGAAATCGCGCGGATATACGAACGAAGAGTTAGAAACCGTTTTTTGGGAACTTAAATTGGAATATGGTGTTGTATATCTTGATTATTTTAAGAATTATCTCAGAATTGAAAAATGGAAGTTAGACAAAAATTATAAAGCTTCGTGCTCACAGATATTCGATATAACCAAAATTAATGATGATGGTATTCCCGTAACCATCGAAAATATAGTATTGAACACCATGGATGAATAACCTTTTAAATTCAACAAAAAAATAAAATTGCAATTTTATCCCACTCGTATCAAAATAAAAAACCAACATTAGATATACATTTCCTTAATGTTGGTTTTTTATTTTTTTATCTATTTTTTTATTTTATTATCTCATTACCGATATTTTCTTCGTATGTACCATTATATTCTTGGATTGCTTGTTTGCATTTAAGCAACCACTCATTACTTCGAACAATTAAATATTTTGGCACATCGCTACAAAAAAGTAATACTTTAAATTTATCACAAAACATTTCAGATTGTCCAGAGGACTGAAGAATGAACCCATTAGATGCTACGGAGCAAGTAGAATCATAATCGCGCTCGCGCCCAAAATCATAACGAAAACGTGTTTGATGTTTAACAGTTATAATTTTAACAATATCATTATTAAATTTAAATGACTTAACTTCAATAATCAATTTTTTGTTATCATTATTATATCTCCGAATTAGCATCATTGTATTCTCGAACTGCTTGTCTACAATCTTCAAGCCACTCATCACTTGGAATCAAATGAAGTTCGAGTCCTTCACTGAATGCATGATCGGGGCACATTCAACCTATCAACAAAAGCACCAGTATGTCCATATGACTGCAAAATAAAATCATTTGATGCCTTAAAAAAAATACTACCGTTACCAAAACTATGACAAAAATGACTTTGATATTTAAACCCCAAAACCTTAAAGGGGAGGTTATTAAATTTAAAAGTCTTAACTTCAAGTACTAACTTTTTTTTTCATTCAATTACCTCAATTAAATCTTCCATATCATTATCAGTAACTGTACCATTGTATTCCTGAACCGCACGTCTACACGCAACAAGCCAGGCTTTACTTGGAATAACATGATATGTATTTGGTGAATCTTTGCCATCTCTTACCCCCAAACCATATTGTCTTATTTCATCACAACCACCAAATATAACAAAATCATTTGATGCCTTGAATCTACCACCAAAATGCCATACACCATCCCCAAGGGGATAACATACAAATTCCTCATCAAAATGAGTTTGTTCGGAAACAGTCATAATTTGAATTATATCATTATCAAAATAAATCGTTTTAATTCTCAAAATCAAATGTCTTTTTTCATGTCTTCTTTCATATTTTGTATCTTCAAATTCCGGATTCATTCAATTACCTCAATTTTTCCATCACAACTCTCTTGTGCACTAAGTGTACCATTGTATTCTTTAACTGCTCGTTCACAATACATGAGCCACTTCTCGTTTGGAACAACACAATATATGGGTTTTGAATCTGGCATTTCTTTTACATTAAAACCATTTTGACGTATACAACTTTTTCCACTGGAAATCAAAAGAAAATTATCAGAAGATTTAAATTGATTAAGAAAATTTGTATTTGTTCCTCCCCTCGGACACACAACAAACAAAATTATGATCAAAATGAGTTTGTTTGGAAACGGTTATAATTTTAATTACTTCATTCTCAAAGAAAACAGTTTTAACTTTTAATACTAAGTGTCTTATTATCCGTTTAGTATAAAAGTTTGGATGTGATGGATTCATTGTATTATCTCCAATTCCAAATCATCGTTATTGATGCTCAGTTTTTGTATAATTTCATTTTCAGGTACATCATTGTATTCCATAACCGCTCTTTTGAAATCGTGAAACCATGTCTCATTTGGGATAGGTTCGTATTGAGTCATTTCGTATCTGGTAGCTTTTACATTATACTCACCAGATCCGATACCACTTGGGGCCCTTGATTGTAAAACAAACCCCGTGGATGATTCAAATTTTGAATATTCATCCTCCGAAAATTGCATTTTGTAATGAGTTTGTGTTAAGATTTTTACGAATTTGATTTCTTCATTTTTAAATCCCGTTGTTCTAACAACACCAAACATCAAATGTCTTTTCATTTTTATTAATCTCCATCATTAGTCAATCCTTTCCATATATTAAACCTCGGTTTTATCAAAATATCAAAACCATCAGACAATTCTTTTTCTGTTAGCAAACCATAATTTTTGCCTTCTTTGTAAAGATAATGTCCCAAGGGTATATTAAGCAAAGGCCGTGATTCAATTGATATTTCTAAATATCCGCCACCACTATCATGATCTTTGTAAACTATCAGCGTTCTTGATGGAAGCAAATTTTCGATTTTATTAATACTTCGGATTGTTCCATCAAACAAAATGGCTATAATCTCAACACTTTTTCTTCTTATTCTCATCACAAAAACCTTTTTATTTATTAATTATATATTTATCAATATCTAAAAATTTTATAATGGCATTACAATTACATAAGTGTTTTTTACTAATTGCCTATCCAAGCGTAAAAGCCAATTTCTTACAATATTACTATTTGCTTCAAGCATTTCATCAATACTCGCATCTTTATAAATAGTAATAAATATTCCCTCAATACCTTCCTCAGAATCATTCTCAAACTCTATTGTGATTTTTTTGAATTTATTGTTTAACAATCCAGAGATTATTCTTTTCCCATCAATTAATAATTCGATCAGTTCTTGTTGAGAATAAAGAAATTCGAATATCCGATTTTTATTTATTAATTCATATTCTTTATCAAGATCTTTAAACCTTAACTGCTTTACCATATTTGATCCATATTCAGTCCATAATTCATTCTTTATTAAAAGTTCTTTAACTCTGGATATATTTACAAATTCGATCTTATTCAGAAATGGATATGGGGACGTATATTTCATAAAATATGCAAATGCTTCATGTGCAAAAGAAGGACTAATTTGTTTAACATTATCAAAATCTAAAACAATATACTCTTCATTAAAATCCCACGCATCTTTCCGATCCAAATCCTTTAAGTATTTATTTTTAAAATCGATAGCTGTGTGTTTCCCATCCCCACGCGATTCATCTTTGTTTTTAAGAAGATGATAAAAATCTTTACCAACATCAATTACTTTTGTTTTCATTATATAAAAACCTCCTCGTAATGTTTATTTAAATCTTGAGAATTCATAACAATAAATTTTTTATCTTGCAAACCAACACAAAGACACTCTCTAATCCCAACTGCATGAGTTTCTTCTGGATTCTTTAATTCCACTTTTAAAAAGACAGTATTATACTCAATCACTTTTGAAAAATCAAATCTATCTCCTGCCAATTTTTCAATTTCAGCAATACTTTCTCTACTACCATCAAAAAATGCAGCATTTATAATATCTACTCGTCTCTTATATTTCATTTAATCCACCTGATCATAAATTCTACGTTTAAAAACTTAGTTCTTGAATTTATTACATTTAAAGATACAAATCTTCCACTCATTCGCATCAACCTTTTAATATCATCGATACTTTTTTTACTACCATTGAATTCGGCAGCGTTCATCGATTTTACTTTTCGTTGATATCTCTGCATTTTATACTCTCATCTTATTTGAGGATTACAAATAACAACCTCAATATTTTTATCCAAACAATCCAAATATAATTCCATATAATATAAAACGGTAGTCCACTTTAATCCTCCCAAACCACATCCCAATGCAGGAATTCCAATTGATAGAATATCAAGTTCAACCACATTCTTTCTTATTGATACAAGTAAGTTTCTTATATAAACTAACGTACTTTTTTCTCTCCAATGATTCTTTGTTGCACAGTTAAATATATAATGTGGAAATTGCACAAATTCATTATTTGATTGATAACGTTTACATATAAATATTTCACCTGGGAGAAGTTTCTTATTGAGACAATATAATTTATACTGTTCAAAATTATCAGGGTATTTGTTTTTAAATTCAAGAGCCAAACCTTTTCCACTCACCCCAATACAATTTACAGGATTAACAATTGCCTGAACATTTATATTCATAATACTACTATTTGTATAGTAAATCATTTTTTATTCAATGTCTCCTATATTCAACGATCTGGTTAATAACTGTGTGTGTACATGTAATAACCAGATCATCGAAGTTTGACTATGGTCTGTATTGTTATATCAAGTATGACTTACTTTTAGTTACAATCACCCATGACAGTTCGAATATCCTTAGTTTTAATCATCCCTGGCTTGTCAAATTCAAGAACAAATAAAATCTTCAAGTTCTTCCTTCCTCACCTTTTTACTTTTCTTTTTCTTACAAATCATATTGTTTTCACGTCTTAACTTAGCATTCTTTTTCTTTAAATCAACATTGCTAATTTGTAGTTTATAAAATTTCAAAACTTCTGTAATAACCCCAATATCAAATCGAGAAAGACGTTTGGTCAAATATTCATTTTGCGTTTCCAGTTTTGCGTTTGCAGATGTCAAATTTTCATTTTCGATTTTTAATTTAAAATTGTTTTTACGTAATTCTTCTAATTCTTTTTTTGTATCATTATGCAACCATTCGCTCAAACCTTCATTAATAGGCGGAAAAATTTGTTTGGCTCTTGGTTGTAACTCATCCAGAAAATCGCATACGAGTTGTCGCTGTACAACAGGCATCAAACCATCGAAACAATCCGCTTTAAATTTCTGTGAATCATCCCATTTAAGAGATTGAATTCCCGACAATTGTTCGGATAATACCAATTCGCAATTAGAAAATTCAATATCTTTATATAATTGAGTCGGACAAATCACCGTAGTTTGAAAATCGTCACTAACAATTAAAAATTCATATAATTGTACAGTCTGAACAATCCCTCTTTCAATTATCATTAATGTTTCATCATCTCTACTTACTTCAATTCGATAAGGATTTTCTTCAAAATAATCAACAATCTCTTCGTATTGATCGTCGGATCCTGTCCACATCGTATACTCGTATTTTTTCATTATAACAATTCTCAATTTTTTAAGGTTTATTTTGGAGGATTTAAAAAAATGTTTACTTGAGGGGGAGTTTTGTGTGGAGGAGGAGGAGGAGGAGGTTTCGGTCTATATTTAACATTGGGAGGAGGGGGGGGTTTGATTGTTTTGATCCTTTAACTTCAAACATGTTGTTACCTCTTTCTTTTAAAATACATTTTGTTTTTGTTGAGAAAAATAATTACAAAAAATAATATTGTTATTATGTTCAAAACACGGTTAACATAAAATCAAAAGTATGTCAACCGCGTTTAAAATTATTCCCCCATGTGCTCGAATTTTCATCATTTCAAGTTCTTCGAACTCAATTTCGTCAACCAAATCCCGAATTTTCATTTTGCTTCTCCATTTTTTAATGATTTAATAGATTGCCGTTTACAATCTTTACACAATTTAATATATATAATCAAATATGCTTATTAGAACAAAAAACGACTATATATATAAATTACTGAAAGTTACAAAACTAGGCTCACGAAATAAAAATATCGGATATATAACATAATGACTTGGACAAATAACAAATGTATGGAAAAGTACTTTTGAAAATAATGGGGGAATTATGGAATTTGTTTTGGTAGAAAGAAAAATTCTTAAAAACGAACTAATATCAATTTTAGAAAGTAGATATGGAAAGGGGTTAGATTTTGAGAAAAACATACAAAAATATTTGGGTTATTTTAGCGTCAATACAAAAAATTTAATTGTAATTAAAATTCGAAAAAAATTAATTGATATGTATTCAGTTTTACCAAACAAAAAATGTTCTATTTCAGAAGCTTTTTATTGTATTATGAATAATATTAATATTCATCCAAAATGTTTAACATGTGACTCGGATTTAAAATATCAAAATTATAAAATTGGATATTCAGAATTTTGCTCCAACCGTTGTTTTTCTTTATACTTGAATGCAATAAGAGAAGATTCTGAAATTGAAGATAAAGAATTATATATACATAATATCAACTTAAAATTTCGAGATTATATGATTGATAGATTTGGCGAAGACTATATTACAAAGAATATAGTATCGATTGCTAAACGTTTAAGTTTGAATTTTAGGAGCGAAAAGGATGCCAAAATTGCCAAATTAATATTTAAATGTAAAAATTTATTATTTGATTCTAATACAAATATAAGTGAAGCTTTATATTTAATTACAAACCAAATGATCGAAAAATCTAAATGTGTAGTGTGTAGTAATTTAGTCAAATTTGATGGTTTTCACAATGGATATAGAAAACACTGTAGTACGAGATGTACAAACTTGGATCCCATAGTTCAAAAAAAATGTAAAAATACAAATTTAAAAAAATATGGAGTTGAAAATGTTTTTCAAAATGAAAATATTAAATCCAAGTTTAAAAATACTAATATGAAAAAATACGGATATGAATATCCTGCTCAACGAGACGATATTAAAGAAAAATGTAAAAAGACTTGCATAGAAAAATATGGAGTTGAGTTTTTTTTTCAGAAGGAAGAATTTAAATCTAAAAGCAAAAAAACAAATTTGGAAAAATATGGAGTTGAAAATTATTCTTTAAGCAAAGAGTTCAAAGAAAAAATTAAAATAACGTTTTTTCAAAAATTGTTTTCTTCTGATAGATTACGAGATAAATGTATTCCATTATTTACCATCAATGATTATACCGGAGTAAGTCCCAACAATCCGTATAGATTCAAATGTACCAAATGTAATAATGAATTTGAAGATAATTTAGATAATGGTCATATTCCAAGATGTCCTATTTGTTATCCAAAATTGAGTGTTACCTCCAAAGCCGAAAATGAAGTTTTTGAATTCTGTCAATCTTTGATATCCAACGCCGAACAATCAAATAGGTCGATTTTGGGGCGGGGAGAGATTGATATTTATATTCCCGATTATAATTTAGCAATTGAGTTTGATGGATTGTATTGGCATAGTGAATCTTTAGGTAAACATAAAAAATATCACCTCTCCAAAACAATCGAATGTCTCAAACAAAATATACAACTCATTCACATATTTGAAGATGAATGGATGTACAAACAAGATATTGTCAAATCAATAATTTCCTCAAAATTATCCAAGTACAAGAATCGATATTTTGCTCGTAAATGCACAATTCGAGAAATCGACAATTCTGATACAACACAATTTTTATTTGATAATCACTTACAAGGTCCTATTAATTCCAAAATTAACATTGGATTATTCAGTCTAGATAATGAATTAATATCATTAATGACGTTTTCCAAGCCTCGGTACAATAAAAATTACGAATGGGAAATAATTAGATCTTGCTCCAAATTGAATACTCAAATTTTGGGAGGAATGGGAAAACTTTTTTCGTATTTCAAAAAGAAATATAATCCAATTTCTATAATTACTTATTGTGATCGAAGATATGGAGAAGGTCATTCTTACGAAAAAATTGGATTTGAATTTTTGAAATCAAGTGAACCATCTTATTTTTATACAAACAATTTAAAAAGAGAATCTCGTATAAAATATCAAAAACATAAGTTGGGTGGATTATTGGAATCGTTTGATTCGAACTTGACAGAATGGCAAAATATGCAATTAAACGGTTATGATCGAATATGGGATTGTGGTCACAATGTGTACGGGATTTGAAATAGATATATTCATAAGAAACTTCTCATAGTACCACTTGAATGTATAAGATAACGTTTTTCCTTAAGAACAAACTATTAAAAACTGGATTGCCTAAAGTAACAACCCCTCATAGGTAATCAGGGGTGTGTATCTGACATGGTCATGCCCCACTTTATTTGTAAATTATTTATTATTATTTTTCTTAAGGAGATATATAACTATGGCAATGACAAACAGTTTTGCCGCTGTGCAATCTAATAGGTTTACAAGAAAATGGGCTGGGTCAAACGGTGGTACCGTGGATCCTCATCTCACCGGTTATTTCTTTACTCATTGGTCTTTTTTGCCTCCCATGTTAGGAGCGGCAATTGCGGCCACCGGCGGACCCGACACAATCTCTGCTAACTCAGAAGCGGCTGCGGTTTTACACGCCTCATGCTTATCAGTAACCCTCCCAGGTGGAACCGTTAACAAAACCGAATTTTCAGGTCTTGGTGGAGTTAAATGGTCGGCACCCACAAACGTGGAATTTGATAACACTATAACTTTGAGACTTTTAGAATTTCAAAGCATTCCCGTTTTTGCCATTCTTCATGGTTGGGTTAGGTTGATTAGAGATAGTCGAACTGGAGTTTCTCATTTTTTAACTGGGGATAATTATAGTAAATCTTCATATACTGGAGTTCTTTATTATTTCTCAACTAGGCCAGATGGATTAACTGTTGAGCAATCAACTTGTGCATCAGGTCTTTATCCGATGAAAGATCCGACTGATTTGTATGGTGGAGATCTTGCAACCATTGATAAGTTAGAAGTCGATATTGATTTTTCGCTGGATTATCTGTGGCAGGAACCTTGGGTAAAAACAAGATGTGACGCAATTGCAACAATGATCGCTGGTGATAAAGATAAGATCGATCTCAATTATGGTCAGGGTGAGCCAGCCTTATAATCATATTATTAAGTTTGGAAAATTAAGAATCCAATTTTGTATTTCTTGGGTTCTTTTTTTCCACGTCGGCGTGGAAAATTGAGTGATGAATTTATATCCACCACTCAATTTCCAAATATTTATTTCTACTTCAACTAAATAATCTTAGAGAATGTAGAAATTAAGATTTATAATTTCTACCAATTTAATCGGTGTTAAGGTTACATCGACATGGAACTGTTTTGTCTTTTTCTCATAATCGGTTGCAGAAACATCAATAGTAAACGTTTCCAAGCCGAGTCTGTTCTGAACATCTTTCAAAAATCTCGAAACTTCAGTTTTAACCGAAGACCACGTAATACCAATATTCTTATCAAAGATATAATTGTTGGTATACTGTTCTAATGCACGTTTCACATATAAAACCATATATACAACATTTAAATCCTGAAGTGCCGAAGGTTTCTTCTGAGTGGTTAACTGTCCCCAAATAGTATATCCCGTTGAGAATTTTACTATTGGATTTAACTGATTAAGATATAATCGATCCCTGTCACCCTGAAGTGGATTAAACCTAAGCTGCTTAATAGTACCAATACTACCTCGATTGGCTCCTACTGGGGTATCCCAAACTTCGCCCTGTATATTATTTGCAGGAATAGCTTTAGCCAAATGGGTAATTGGAGTTATCCAAATATCTCTACCAGTAAATGAATCATATATTTTATTATATGGCTCATATAATGCCATGTATTTGGTATTGTAGGTATGAGTACCAACTCTCATAGCAATCGCTGCTGTCACATTTGTATTGTCACCATTGTCACAAATTCCAATACAATCCTGTCTTGTAATAACCAAAGTATAAATACCCGATGTTTTAACATCCGAAGGATATCCACCATCATAAACCGTAGTAAAGTAATAATTATCTTTATCAAGAACTTCATTCATTACATTACCATCGGTTTTGAGCAGTGTACCATTATATGCCTGAGTAAGAATTTGAGTGGCAACTGTACCATCGATATCCCCATTCACATCAAACAATGTTCCAGATGTACCATTTTGAAGATTAACCGGCCCGGCAACAAATGGTTCGGAAAAATCTGCACCATTTGCAATTGCATCCAAACAAACAGATTGATCTGCATAACATCTTATATATCTCGAAAATCTATTGATAACATCTTCAATAAATATAGATTCACCCGAATCATCTAATTCACGATAATCAAAAGAAACTTCCACCGTTTTAATTATTCCATAGGAAGCGAGATCGGTTATGGGATCATTGTCAAGCTGTCTCTGATAAATATCTAAAACATAAATTCCTTCTTTTTGAACATTCGAATTTTCAGAAATTTTTATTTGGAACTCATTGTATTTTTCACCTCTACCAACTCCGTATATAACAAGACACGCACCCGAAATTGCAGTAACATTTGATTCCAATTCGGCATCAGTATTTAAAGCCGCGGTTGAGGTAGATGTGATATTTGCAGTTCCGTCTACACCAAGTTCACCAGTGATTTCACCATCAAGTCTCAAATTTGAAAAAGCGGCATCGGTCGGTAATACACGAACAGTATAAAGAGAATCAGATTCCTGCAAAAATGAATTTGCAATATAAGGACCGCCACCATATGCTTTTCCAGCATAATTAACATTAGGCAAACCAAAATCTAAAAAAAAATCTTGAGAATTAGTAAAAACTAATTGATTATCAGGGCCCAATTCCGATATAATTGGAATAAAGCCTATTGCGGATGGTGTTCTCTGAACATAAGTAGACAAATCTATGATCTTAGAATATACTCCCGGGGAAATATTCGCCATTATTTAAACCTCCTTGAAAATTGTTATGATTATATATTTTATAATCACGATCGTAGTTTAAATGTTTGTCCTGAAATCGTGAGAGTGAAAATAAAACCCATAACCCCGTTTAAATAATGGCGTTTACAACGTTTTTTCATTATATCGAGAAAAAAATAAATTGTAAATTTTTCTTAAAAATAAACTAACCATGTAAATGTTAGTTCTCTACGAGAATCTTTTCTAATTGTTGAGAAACATACCCGAGAGAATATTTCAACTGTTAATGTGGCTGGAGCTATGGAAGGCGCAGTATACAATGCCGCCTCATTGATATCCTGATAACTTTCTCCGGTTAATGGTCCGGTAGCATAAATACCACATCCCGTAGATACACCGTCACCATTGGCTTCGGTTGATTCGATTGTTGTTTGTGTTTGACCAATTAAAAATTGATCGCAAGGATAAGGGTCCGAATCATTTGGATCTGTTTCCGTGCAACCAACAGGGAAACTTGCAACAATATCAGGGTCGTGTAAAAAATTTGGATATCCCGCATCAAAAAAATGATAATCTTTTGCGTCCACAGTTACATATCTTTCCCCCGCGCCAATTATTCCATGTCCATGTCCATCTCCACCCAAGCCGATATCTACAAGAGCCGGAACTTTCGGAGTAAGGGGAGTTGCGGCTTCTGCACCAAGAACACCAACTGCTAATAAATTAATATATCTGGATTTCCACCCAGCACGACTTGACAAATCGTCATTAAACGCTCTCTGTACAAGCCAGTTTCTGCCGCGATAAACAATCAAATTAGAAATATCATGAATTACTTTTTTATTATCCTTTTGTCCCACCGGATTACTTTGAATAATAACTCTACCTTTCAAACCACTCCCCAATCTATCTTTTAAATTCATACGTTCATTGTCATTAATGTTTATGTTTGTTTTCCGAATACTCGACATTTCAAATTTCTCCTTAATATTATTATTTATGGCCAGGAATACCAATCGTTTTCATCAACTAATAAACCCGAACTAACATCATATACTTCAATTGCTAACGAATCCCCAGTTACCGCATCATCAAATGGAAAAGCTCCTTTATCATCAAATATAGTAGATATTCTTATTTGATCAACTTCCTCCGTTTCTACAATTTCACTATCTAGTTGTTGTGATATTAAATAGATTGTATTTTCTTCCATATTTGTATCTACATGTTCTGGAAAAATATTATTAATGTTTAAAGTGAACTCATCGGTTACCATCGCATCATCGAATGGAAACGGACCTTTTTCAACAAAAATTTCACCAGTTGATATAGTAAGAGCATCTTCTTCAAGATCAAGACTATCTTCTTCATCTTGTTTTATTTCCACAAAAGTTAAATCATCAG